TTGCCGACGCCGGCCGCACCTAGCGGAATCCAACCGGCGATTTCGACGCCTTCCGGCTGAATCTGCACCTTTACCGCGTGCTTCGCCGGGTCGTATGACGTGATCGTTCCGGTTCGCGGCGCCGTGAGGTCGAGCATCGCGAGCGCCGCGCGCTGACTCATCGCGTTAGCGAGATGCCGGCTCATTAAGCCTCCTGCGTGTCGGGTGAATGGTTCTTCGCGCTGACGTGCAGCGTGTAGCCGCTTTCGAAGTCGAGCGCGCGCCGGAGCGAGTCGGGGTAATATTTTTGATCGAACTTCGTGCCGGTTCCGGTCAACTGGATAACGCTCGTCACCTGAAGGTCGTCGGCGTTCTGCGCGGGAATCGTGAACTCGCATTTCATCTCGTGCTCGATGATCTGCTTGTATTTCGCCTGAGCGAGTTTCAAAACCTGCTCTTGCGTCAGGTTCGAGACGGTGTAGTAATACGTCTGTGAGCCGCTTCCGATTTGCGAGCCGCCCGGCGTGATCGTCGTTTTCTTCGTCGGCGGAAAGGTCGCGCTGAACGTCTTTTGCGCGGCGTCATTCCATGACCGCACGATAACGACGATGCCTTTCGAGACGGTCAGCGCGCGATCGAGCTTCAGACCTTCGACGTTGCTCACCGAATACCCGGTTTCAGCATCAGGCGGCGTCCATTCGACTTTGAACGGCGTCACCGTTGCCGGGTCGACCTTCGGGTGAAAGTTGAGCGCCTTGCCATCGACCCAGACGTTGAACTGCTCGTGTCGCGCAAGCTCGCACAGCAAATCCCATTCAGTGCGCCCCGCGGTCATCTTGTCGTGATCAATCTCGTAAAACTTGCCGGCGAGCGTCGTTGTCGCCGTGACGCTGGCAGTCATGCCGTGCCGCTGTGCGAGGATTTGCACAATCTGCGACGCGGTTTTGTTCTGCCATTTTTCCGTTGTCTTCGAGTCGATGAAAACTCTCGTCATGTCGCGGCCGGAGATGTGAACGGTCGCCGCGCATGGGTCATATTCCAGCGTGTCGACCTGACCGTAAATCAGAGACGGCAATTCGCGCACGTCCCAATCGCTAGGATCGGCCGGCACGCCCGCGAAAATCTCGACGTAAATCTCGGTTTGGCTCGTGAGCCAGTTCAAATCGCGGTCGGGCGGGAGTTTGCTTGCGGCGAACGTGACCGAGAATGTATCGGCGCTCAGGAAGTTGTTGTTGTCCACTTCAAGCGCCGTCCATCCTTTGATCGACGTCAGGGGTTGCCCCTTGCCCGCGAGCGTCACCCCGCCGCGCACCGCCTGCGCGGTGTTAGGCACTTAGAATCCCTCCTGAGTCTGAGCTATAGGGCGGAATCGTGACCGACTGATTGCCGCTGATGTTCGTGTCGTTGCCGAGTTGCGGATTCGCCTTCTGCAACGCCGTCCAACCGCTGACCTTGCCGTAATACTTCGAGGCGAGGTCGAACAGGTTGCCGCCGCTGACCTGCACCGTTTTGACGCCGCTATTGATCTGCCCGATGTTCGAACCCATGCGACCGAGCACGCTGTCGAGTTGCACGAGCGCCGCCTGATTCTGCATGGCGTTGATCTGGGTGCTCAGTTTCGAAACCTGCGTCGAGAGCGGGTTATTCGGCAGGATGCCGCCGAGCGTCGTCACGCTTTGCAGCGTGTTCTCGGTCGATGCGATCAGCACTTTCACTTGCGAGCGCGCGGCGTTCAGCGGTTGCAGGACGCTATTGAGCGTGCTCTTTGCGGCGGTCGCGAACGACGAGACGGTGCCGATCGCCGAACTCAGCGACGCCATCGGCGCGGCGAGAGACGGGAAGCTAGACGAGAGCGTTGTCGCCGTCGAGAGGTCCGTATTGATCAACTCGTCGACGCCCGGCACCGCGCCCGCGCTGTCGTCGTTCAGATAGTCACGAACGACGGTGCAGGAGATGCGGTAGGGAATCTGATACTCGCGCTCGAACTGCGCTTCGAACTCGGTGATGACGACCGTGTAAATGAACTCGGACCACGACAGCGTTAGCGGCAGGCCGTCATCGTGCATCGACTTCAGCGTAAGCGCGCGTTCGAGCGCGTTCGAGCCGACGAACCAGCCCGACCAGTGAATCGGCGCGTGATCGGCGCCGAGCATGTCGACGACGCGCGCCCCGCCGACGAGCCGGTGAACGACGGCGCGGTGCTCGGTGCGAACGGCGATGTATTCAGGAATCTCGGTATCCTGAAACGTCACATCGCCCAATGTGAGAACGGTCGCCATTAGTAAGCCATCCCTGCGGTTAGCTGACCCATCGAAGGATCAAACGTGTTCGAATTGCCGGGATTCGCCGCGCTCTTCGCGAGATGCTTGTCGAGCACCGCGCCGACCTTCTTGCCGTCGAGATAGACGTCGCCGGATTTACCGCCTGCTGACGATTGGGCGCCGGTCTTGACGTTCGGGCCAAGCGCGCCAGCATCAACGCGCGCCTTTGCGCCGGGCGTCAGCTTTGCGCCGCCCTGATCCTTCACATCGTCGATTTCCTTCTGCGTGAGCGGGCTAAACGCATATGCCGCCGCCGCAAGCGTGCCGAGCGCGAGAACCGCAATGCCGATCGGGGATGCGATCGCGCCGAGCGCACCGATGAGCGATGTTCCGCCCATTGCGCCGGCGACACCTATCGCGAGAGACACCCCCCTCATTGATGCCGCCAGAAGGTTGACTGTCCCACCGAACGCCATTGCGCCGGCCAGAATGATCAAGCCATCGGCCAGCAACTTGAACGGCAGAGGGTGCTTTTCGATAGTCTGCGCAAGCCAATCAAGACCGCCCGCGATTTTCAGCAAGCCCTTGGTGATCGTCGGCAGGTACACCGAGCCGAACACCGCGAGGAAGTTTTTCCACGCCGCATCAGCCGCCACTTCGGCGCCTTCTGGCGACTTGATGTATTGCTGATATGCGCCGCTGAAACCCTTCGCGCGACCGAAAATGCCCGCGTCCTTCTCGAACTTGTGCGCGCCAGTGATGAACGAGCCGATGAAATCCGATGTGCCGCGATTCAGGTTTTGCATGACGATGCCGGCGACTTGCTCATCCGTCATGTTCAGGCCGTACCGCTCGCGGATGCGTGGCGCGACGACCTTCTGAATGAATTCGTCGGGGCGGTGCGTTGCCATCTCGATAAATTCAGGAGCCAAGCCGCCAATGATCGGCGTGAGCATGTGCTGCTTCTTCAGCGCAGCCTTCATCTCCGGGTCTTTTTGAACGGCGGCATTGACTGCCTGCTGCATCAGCTTTGCTTGCGGGCTTACCTTCAAATCCCAAAGGCCGAGGCTAGTCAGGAAGCCCTTGCCCTTGTTGTCCATGTGACCGCCGAGAATGCTGCTGATGTACGTCATCGCAGCGGTGCCGGCCGTCGGGCCGGTCTTCGCCTGCATGAACGCAGCAAACTGACCGTACAGAAACTTCGGGTCGAACAGCGTGTACGCCATCTTTCCCGTTTGCGACGCGTGGAAATAGTCGTTCGGACTGACCTTGCCGCGCGTGCCGAAATACACTTGCGACATCATGCCGAGTTCGCGGCGCATTTCTTCCGGGTTCTGCGACACGCGATCGCCGCGGTGTTCGAGCGACTTCACGGCGTTATAAACGAGGCCGTCGACCGGCTTGCCGTCGTTCTGAATGCGCGCGGCGATGCTGAACTTCTGAAAATCCTCGCTCATGCGAAGTGCGCCGGGCAAGTCGCCGAGCGCAGTGTGAAGGTCGGCGATAAGCGCGATATTGTCGCCAATCGTCGACCCGAGATTCTTGTGCGCGAGTTCTTGCGCCTTTGCGAAAGCGAGCGCGTTGTCGGACGCCGACAGATTCAACGCCTGAAACTTTTGTCGCTCCTGCTCGAGCTTCTTCGCCTGCTCATACGGCAACTTGAGTGCGCCGCCGATCGCCGCACCGAACGCGAACATCGCGACACCCTTGGCCGCTTGTTTTTGGATGCTTTCGATCCGTTTTTGCAATAAACTTGCTTCGGCTTCGGTTTTCAGGAAATCACGACCGAGAGCCGCTAGACCTAAAGACGCCTTGTTGATCAGGCTGATCTTTACGCCGATTGAAAATGCCTCAAAAATGATAGCCTCCCGCTATGAAAACACGACAAAAAATGCAGGAATGGGCCGCTGACCGTTTCCAATGGGTTCAATATCCGCACGTCAAGCCGCTCAACGCGGCAGCGCAGACAGAATCGCCGGTCAGGTTTGAGCATCGAATGAATCCGCTCGCGCGCGTCTCTCTGTTGCTGATTAGCGTCAGCGGGGCGGTCGTCAGCCTGGCGCTGATGGCCGCATTGCTGTTCGTCTTTGGCGCGCTGATTTTGGCCGCGTTTAGCTGATCTTCGTCTTCGCGATTTCCGAGCCGACCAAGCCCGCGACGAGCGCGGCACCGAGAACGCGCTTGATTTCGTGCTCGTTGTGCAGCACAGCCGGACCGAGGAAGGGGCGCGGCGGAATCTTTTCTGTGCCGAGTTCTTGATACTTGGCGATGTCGGATTCGGAGCCGATCACCGCGTCGAATGCGTGCACCTCGTTTTTTATCGAGTCGCGCAGATCGCCGGAGCGCAAGAGCGGGTCGTTCTCAGTGAAGCCTTTCGCGACGCGATCGGCTTTCGTCGAGTCTGCCAGTTCAGGCCACGCGCCGAACTGCCCGATTGCCGGCTGATAATGGCCGACTTCGCTTTTCGCCGTGTCGCGCACGGCGTTTGCCACGGTTTGAAGCCCCGCTCGCATGGCAAGCACGACCGCAGCTTCGCGTGCTACCAGGTGAGCGACGAAGCCGCCGATGCTTGTGAATTCTTTCGCGTTCACGTCACTCCTTCACGAATTCCATTCGGTTGTAATCGAACTTGTTGCCTTCGAACTCGGAGAACTTGATACAGAACGCGGCGCGCGTGACGTCATCGAGCGAGAACGCCAAATCGAACGGCACGCCGTTTTTCACAAGCCATAGCGCCTCGCTGATCGGAACGGAGCGCGCTAGTTTTTTACTTCAGCCTGCGCTTCTTCCGGGTCTTGCTGCGCGCCGAAGTTCTCCGACACCGCATTCATCACCGCCGCAACGCCTTCTTCGTCGAGGCGCGTAATCAGCGCTTCGATTTCGCGCTCGGTGTTCGGCGCGGCAACTGCCCGGCCGTCGATCGCGGTGATGTAGGTGAACGGCAGCACCATGTTCATATAGACCACGTTGCGCGCGGCGTCGCCTAGCATCTTCACGAGACGAAACGACGACAGAACGCCCGGCCGTTTCAGCGTCACCGCGAAGCCGTTCGGCGTTTGAATCGTGACTTCGGCGGCGGCTTTCTTCACGAGCGCGTCGCTCGGCGTTTCGGTTCCTGCTGCGGCTTTCTTGCGGACGTTCACAGTCGTCATTTCGTTTCCTTATGGTTTAGAGCTTGATGCGTTGTTCGGCGACGAACGAAAGTTTCTGCTTCACGGTGGCGTCGCCCGCCCAATCGCCGGCGTCGTCGAGCTTGAAAATCACGCCGACGAACTGGTATTGCGACACCGAGCCGTCGACTTCCGTGATCGTCTCGGTGATCGTCGAGCCGGTCAGATTCATGCCGGCGTAATAGTTCGCCTCCTGACTCGCAAAGAAGTCATCGAGCGTCGAATCGGTGCGCTCGATTTCGAACGAACCGGACCAGCCGTCCGGGAAAATCAGGTGACGCGTGCGACCGTCCAAGCCTTTCACTTTGACGTCGGTCGTGTCGGGCTTGGCGGTGAACTTGGTGATCAGCGAGAGCGACAGCGCGCCGTTCGGCGTCTGGATATTCGCAGAGAGGTCGCGACCGATGGTAAAGCCGTTGAGCGGCATGTATGCACCTCAAAAGAAAAGCCCGCGCGATGCGGGCCGGGGTTTTACTGAACGCTCGACTGAACTTGCACGGTCTGACCGCCTTGCAGGTTGACGACGAAGTACAGCACGACCGACAGGTATTTCACCTTCACGTCGGCCTGCATGTACCCGTTCGCAACCGCGCTGTCGGGGTTGTTGTTCTTGTCGATTTGCACCGAGAAGGGCGCGACCGTCGGGTTGTTGACGTCGCCGATCATGTCGAGGCGCCAGAGGTTCGACAGGAACGCTTGCATCGCCGACTTGACTTCGTTGCGCAGATCGACCGTCTGATTGCGACCGATCACCGTGCCGAACGCCGCCGCGAGGGTGATCGCGAGGTAGTTCGTCATGCGGGTGTAGTTGTCGCCATCCTGCCCCGCTGCGCTCGAAGCGTTGCCGCCCGTCTGCGTCGCGTAGTAGTTGCCGCCCGGCGACGGGTTGCCGATGACGTCGAGACGCGCCTGATTGATCGCGCCGATTTCCGCGCTCGTGTACGGCAGGTTTTGCGCGGTGCGCTGCGTGCCGACGATTCCGTACAGCGGCTTGTTCAAGCTCGACTGTTCCGGCGAGAGCGCCGCTTGCTTGCCCGCCCAGAACGTCGCGGGGCCGAGCAGACGGTTTTGGTTGTTCGTCGCGTCGAAATACGTGATCCAGTCGCCGACGAACACTTTCAAGCCGTAGCCGTCCGCGCCGGCCGTATTCAGCGCGGTCGAGACGGTCGTGTAATTCGCGCTCGGTGCGCCTTGCATGCCGAAATAGATGCCTTCCGACAAGCCAAACGCGAGCACCGTCGATGCGGCGGTCAGGTCCGAGTGATCGACCAGGCAACCGACTTGCGCGCCCGTACCGCGCAGGCAATACATGCCCTTGCGCGTGCCGGCGTTGCCATCGACGCCGACGAGCAATGCGTCGGTGAGCGTCGTCGTGCCATCGGTGCCGCTTGCGAAGGTCGCGGGCGTCGTGACGTTCGGCGCGGCGGTTGCCGGGCCAGCGGTTGCGACGACGAGTGCCGACGGGCCGCGCACGTTGCTTTGGCCGTTGTTGATCGCGTTGACGATGCTCGTCCAGAGCGCCGCGCCAGTGCCGCCGATGTTGTCGAACACTTCGGCTTGCGTGCCGGGCAGCGCAATCGTCACCTTGAACGTGCTCGCCTTCGTGCCGGCCGTCACCGCTGCGGTGATCGAGTTGCCGCGCGTGCCGGTGTAGAACGCCGTCAGGTTCGCGCCGATTGCGGGCGTCGCCGCCGTATCCATCAGCTTGCCGGTCGCCGCGACGTCGGTGCCGTCGGTGACGCGCACGTATTGGATCGCGGTCGCGCCTTGCAGGAAGAACACGTTCATCGCGGTCGCGAGGTCGTACTTGCGCACGACAGGCGAGCCGAGCCATTGCGCCACGTCAGCGGGCGAGCCGACGAGCACCGGCGCATTCACCGGCCCCCACGAGCCGACGCCGACAGCGCCGAGCACGTTCGACGGCACGCCGTTGATGATGAGCGGAGGCGCCTGAATCGAGAGATAGACGCCAGGCGCGGAGAGCGCCGATAAATTAAGTGCCCCTGCTTGATAGATCGGCATTAGTTAGCCTCCTTTGCGACCTTCACGCACTTGTCGGCGTGACCTTCGTCGATGACCGCTTGAATCGCGGCCGGGTCACTGATGCGCGTGCCGCGCTCGGTGAAGCCGAACTGATGCAGCACGACGAGTTCGTAATCGAACGTCGGCGCGTCGTCTTGCTTTGCCATGTGGAAGAGGGTTCCTAGACGGGTTTTAAAACGGCTCTGGCATCGGTGATGATGTTCAGGTCGCCGACAATGACTTGCGGCGCGTTCGTGACCTTCGTCGTCGCGTAATCGACGCGATAACGGAAGTCCCGACGAAACAGCCGCGCTTTCTCGCCGCTGTCCTGCTGCGGGCTATCCATGTAGACGATTCGCGCGTTGAAGCCATCGGGCATCGCGAGAAAAGTTAGGTCGGCGAGATTCGGATCGATCACGTTAGCGAGCGCCGTGCGTTGCGCCGGCGTGCTGCACCAAAGCGTGATTTGGAATGCGCGGTCTTGGTTTTTGATGACCTTGATCGCGGTTCCGGTGCCGCCCGTTCGAAGCGCGCCGATAGCGGCGTTCGCGGGCAGGGTGATGTTTGCGCCTGCGCTCGTCGTGCCGGGATAGTCCTGCGCGATGATTGCGGCGAGCGCCGCGGCGATGCTCGCAAGCGTGTCGGTCGGCTGCACCGAATACGAATACGGCGAGTTGCCGACGAACACCGCGAGGTTTTGCGCGGAGAACGGAACAGGCATTGCGCCGCCGACTGTGACGACGTTGCCCGCCTTCGAAAGCGTGATCGTCGGGGCGAACGTCGCGAGCGGTTGCCAGCCTTGCATGTAGCGGGTCGTTTTGCGCTCGATCGCCGTTGCGTAGACCGAGACGTGCGCGATCCCTTGCGCGAGGTCCGTGTCGAGATTCGCTTGTGTCGGCCATCCGGCGCCGACGCGCACGTTGAAGCCGGTCGCCGACGGTTGATTGGTGCCGTTCGGATAGAGCCAGCCGGCGATTAGGCCGACGAGCACGTTCTGCACATCGGATAAATCCGCCATTACGTTTGCCCCTGTTGCGCGGTGAGCCGCCATCCGAGGTCTGTGAGTTCCGCGCTCGAAATGATGTAGCGGCGCGAGAGGTCGTCGGTGATGATGTCGCCTGATCGCAGCACGACGCCCGGCGCTTGCGGCAGCAGGATCGCCCACCACGCATCACGCACGTCACCCGGCAGCGCAACGCCGCCTTTCTCGCCCTTGGTGCCTTGCAGCACACTCGCAGGCCATCCGGTCATCAGCGGCGTCTCATTCGCCGCTGTCGTGCCCTCGTAGTCCGTCACCGCGCCGAATTGCGTCTGCGTATGCGGGCGGCTGACGTTGATCGTGCGATTGCACTCGACAACGAGGATCGGAAGAAGCGGCTGCTGTGCTGCGACGAAGAACTTGCCGGTGTCGCCGATCAGATAGTCGCCGACCTGCGTTTGCGAGCCATCCATGACCGCGTACCAAGTCGGTTTGCCGTACTTGTTCGGCCGGCGATAGGTCATATCCTCCGCGTTCAGACTGGCGAGCAAGTTCGTCGCGACGATCTGCGCTGCGCTCATATCCGCCGACGTCGGCCGGTAGAGGGTGAAGGCGTTGCCGATGCGTTTTGCGACCTGCGCATAACCCTTGTAGAGCCTGCTTTGAAGTGTCGCGCCGTCCATCAGACCACCAGTGCGATAGAGCCGCCGCTACCCGATACGTCAAACGCCGGGCCGGGCGGAATGCCTAAGAATCCGCACAGGCGGCGCCGCGTCGAGTCGAACAGAGCTTCGCGATCGCGCTGCTCGTTCTTGTTGTGCGTCCACACGGCGGCTTGATCGGTGTCGAGGTTGTCGCTCGTGCCGTAGATCGCCGTTTCGAGCGCGCCGAGTTGCGTGAGGTAGTTCACGACAACCGTCTCTTCGGCCGCTTGCATGTTGGATATGCGAAATTCGAGCGTGCCGTATTGCTGAAAGAATCGATACCCGAACGCCTGAACGGGTTGCCCGCCGTAGAGCGGATACCCGCAGAAGCGTCGAACGTCGACCCGTTGTGCGTCGGTGAGCATCAGCCTTGCTCTCCATTGATGCCGAGCAAGCGCGCGCCGCGCTCGATCAACAGTTTGATGTCCGCTTTCGCCGTCACCACTTCGCCCGCAAGCCATGCCTGCAAGTCGCCGGCTTCGTCATAGAAGCCATGCGGAGCGGCGAGCGTTACGGAATCGGGCAGCGATGCGGTTTTTGCGGCCCTGGCGGGCTTCGCGACCTTCGGTGCAACGGTCGGTGCATCCGAGGTTGAGCGAGCGCCCTCAGGCGCGTTTTCGTCACTCATGTGTGCCTCGAAAGAAAAGGGCGAGCACCTTTTGAGCGCCCGCCCTAGACCGATTACGCCGATTCGATGATCACAGCGCGCTTGTAGACGCTGTTCGTCGCCGTCGGGATGATGTTTTGGTTCGCGGTGACGTCGGTCGGAACAGCGAAGCCGCCGATCCAGTACCAGCTTTGCGCGATGATCTGTTGCAGGCGGTCGAGCGGCTCACGCGTAACCATCGCGATACCGTCGATCATCTCGATCAGGGCGTTGTCCTGGCCGATTTCGTTCTGCGTGATCGCCTCGAAGTCGCCTTCGATCAGCGCGCCTTGGCCGCACATGATGCCGCGGTGAACGTTGACGCCGCCGAGTGCTTGCTGCGGCGCTTCGGTCGTCGGGATGATGCGCAGGCCCATCAACTCCATCACCTGACCCGACTTGTACTCTTGCGAGCCGTACTGACCTTGATACAGCAGCTTGAAGTCTTGATCCTTGAACAGACCCTTCAACTGCGCGTTGTCGGCGTAGAAGTTATACAGGCCGCCGATGGTCGGGACGCGGTTGTTACGCAGCACCGTCACGCCGGCGAGCAGGTCTTGCATCGTGAGCAGGTCGGTTGCGACGAGCGCCGACGTTGCCGCCTTGCTGTTCGGACGCAGCACCGAAGCGGCGTTTGCAGCGACGACCGAGTTGCCGGCCGTGCCGTCGCCGACGCTGACGTTCGACGAGAACGTGAGCGTGCCGGATACGCCATTCGGAGCGGTCGAGACGTTCGTGCCGTCGACAGCGACGCCGGTCAGCGAGTACACGTTGCCGTTCGCGAACACGACGTTCAGCGGGTTCGAGCCGGAAACCGGCACCATCACGCCGTTCGAGGTCACGTACTGGAAGCCGCGCACGTCGTCGACGGCGACGGTTGCAGCGGGAGCGCCGAGGGTCGTGCGAACGCGGGTGTTGCCCGACAGGTATGCGCCGAAGAGCTTGTTGCGCGCGATGCGATCGAGCGATTGCAGGGCTTGCACGCCGTTCACGTAGGCGTTTTGCAGGAATTGCGACGCGATACCGACGCGGGTCGTCACCATATTCAAATCCATGGTGTCACCGTACATATCGATGCCGAGCGTGTACTGCTCGATCGTCCAGCCCGACGGCGTGAGGCCGTTGTCGAGGTTGGTATTCGATGCCGGCGTGAGCGGCGACGTAACCGGCGCCTTCAAGCCGCGACGGGTCTTCGTGATCGTCTCACCGACCGCGTTCGCGAACTTTTCGCGATCTGCGACAGCGCGATACGTCAGTTGCGATTCCAAGCCGCTCTGAAACTCGCGAGCCAGGAAACCTTGTTGGATTGCCGGTTGGAGAGCGGCGGGGAAATTGCTGATCGGCATGTGATGCGGTCCTTAAAAGCAAAAAGCCCGCGATGTGCGGGCTTCGGTTTAGTGGGTGCTGCTCGGTTCGGGCGGGTTAGCGCGCAGACTTCAGGAATGCGGCTTTTGCTGCCTCGTAATCCTTCGGGTCAGCGGTGCGGACGTCGACCGGCTTCGGGTCGCCTGCGGGCGGCGCCTTCTGCGTGCTCGATGTGCTCACCGCGGCGAACAGATACGGCTTCGCTTTCTTCGCGGCTTCGAAAAGCTCGTCGGCACCGACGACATCGCCGTTTTCGTCGAGCTTCACGCCGGAGAGGTCGAGCACCTTCAGCGCGTCGCTCACGTCGACAACGCCGTGTTTCGCTGCGACTGCCTTCAGTTCGGCGCGCAGCACGCGATCATTCGCGGCTTGTTCGGCCTTCGTGAGCGCGTCTTTCGTGCCGGCTTCGAGTTCGGCGATTCGCGCTTGCGCGGTGGCAAGTGCGGTGTCTTTTTCTGCCGCCTTCAGGCGGTAGGATTTCGCCTCATCGCGCAGTTCGCTCACGTACTCGCGCGAGAACGTCTCTTTCGATGCGGTCGGTGCGGGCGGCGTCGAGTTGCCGCCAGTGTCGCCACCGTCCACGCCGAGGCGGAACGTTGCGGAGAAGCCGAGCAGGAAGGAAAGCAGGTTCGAGATTCGCATGTGTCAGATTCGGGCATCAGCCCGCCCTAGAAATGAAAAAAGCCCGCATCGAGCGGGCCGGTTCGGTTTTGCGCATCTGCGCGGTATTTGCTGCGAGTGGATCAGAACAAGCGCCCGACACTCGCCGCGAATTCGTAAGGGTCTTTTGCGCTCTTGCGGAGATTGCAAGGAGGGCAGGCGATAACGAGATTCGAAACCTCGTGCCGCCCGCCTTTGGATAGCGGCCTGTAGTGGTCAACGTGATATTTCGCCTTGCACTTTGTGCCGCACCAGTGGCAGACCTTTTTGGCTGACTGAACCCAAGCGAAAATCACCGATGTCGGATCACCGTCTTTTTCAATGGCGCGGCGCTTGGCCTTGTTCGCCATTTTGATTGCCTTGACCTTCTCAGGATTGCGGCGAATCCAGTCCTTAGCTTGTTTGGCGACCTTCTCCGGATTATTCCGGTAGTACTCGCGGGAGCGAGCCAGAATCCGGGTAAGGTTGCGCTGCACGTATGCCGCGTCATATTCCTTCTTGGCCTGCGACTTCGCCAGTATCGAAGCGCACTCGACGCAACCTCCGCCAATCGTGTACCGCAAACCGTTGTGGCCGCTCTGGCAAATCTTGCCCAGATATGTTTTATCGCCGCCAGCAAATGCCGCCTGCCGAGCAAATCGCGCGGCGTGCCAGACCTTAGCCCTTTCTTTCTGTCGAGCACGGTCTTCGTCACGAACCCGCTTGCGCTCTGCCCTGGCTTCACGCATCGCCGCTTTGACGCTAGCAATCTCGGGGTTCCTATCAGCAAATCGGCCTAGAAAACCGAAGCGCAATCGGCAATTGATCTTGTTACACTCGACGCAATGACCGTCATTCACAAACCGAGTGCCGATGTGCCCCTTGCCACATGGGCGAGGCGATTCGTATTGTCCGAGTCCAATCCGCCTAGCATTCTCGCGTGCCGCTAGATCCTTCTCTCGAAGCGCAACCTTGGCGGCTAGCGCCGGATCTTTGCGATGCCGGTAGGCTTTTCGCTTCTCGTAATAGCCCGGCTTCTCGCGGGCGATCTTCTGCTTGAGAAGATTTCCTTCGCGGTCGGCGTGGTAGTTACGGAGTTGCTTGAGTCGGCTGCATTCGTGACACAGGCCATTTACTGTCGCGCGTTCGGCAACGTGACCGTGCTTGCAGGGTTTTCCAGTGAAATAGCGCTTCAGGCCTGAGGCCTTCGCCTCGGCGCGCGAGATGATTTGCATTGTGCTCACCTTGACTAGGGGTGATAGACCGTTTCGGAGGGCGCGGAAGGTTGGCGGTCAAACCAACCTTGTCGGGAGCTACCCTATCCGCGCCATTGCATTATACCGCCCTGAACATCTCCGGCACCACTGTGTTGCGCGCTACTTGCCCGTATTCAGCGTGGTATGTGATCGCGGTCGCAGAACGCTCGGACAGCCAACCGCCACGAGCAGCGTAAGCGTCGCGCGCGGAGAGCGTCGGGTGCTGAATCACGGTCATGCCAGAATGCTCCTTCTCTTCCAAGTGGTGCCTATGCCCGACCGTGCAATACCGCTTGGTCGTGTTGCCCCACACCTTCGGGAACAGGCTCGCGAAGAGAAGCGGCAGATCGGCGTTTCGCTTCAAATGGCCGTGATGGAACGCGAGCATCGTCTGACCGTGCTGATAGACGTAGTAGGGCAGTTCGGAGTCGATCACCTCGACGCGCGGCTCGTTCTCGTATAGCGCCTTGAACATCGCGCGAAGCCATATTGACGAAGCCATGTCGTGATTCCCCTCTGCGAGAAGAACGACAACGCGCTCATGCTTTTGGAGGGCGAAATCCACCATGCGCCGCAGGATACGAACCGCAGCCGCAACAATCTTCGAGAACCGTCCATCCTGGTCGACGATGTGACCATGCATAGGCGTCACCGGCAGAAGGCCACCGCTACCATCGGAATGCAGATAGTCGCCGCACTGCGCAACGAGGCCAACTTTGGCCGTTGGCGATGCGTTGACCATATGGAAAAACGCGGACGTCAGCGTGTCCTCCGCGATCTTCAAATCCCAGTCGGCGTTAAGCGTTTCCTTCGCGCTCGCCAACATGCCTACGTGAGCATCCGTGATCGTATAAACGTTGCACAGCGCTGCATCGGTGCTATCGGGAGGCGGAACATGATCGACGCGTGGCAACTCTTGCGCCATTGCCGCGAATGCCTCTTGCATTAGCGCGGCCTGGCGCTCGTTATCCACGCTCGATTTCACCCATTGCGCGCGCGGCTTGCCTTCCGCGTCGAAGTACGTCGAGACGCCCTTGACGAGATACCCGTCGGGAACCGTGCGAGTCATCGCATGATCCGGCGAGTATCCCGACCGCGCCGCGCGCCTCTTCAGCGCGAGCAGTGAATTGCTGATCGTGCCGCGACTGACGCCGAGCGCCGCAGCCGCTTTGCGCTCCGAGCCGTACTTGTCGACGGCTTGGATGAACTCGATTTGCCGCGGAGTCGCCCATTCAATGAGACGTTGATCTGTCAAGCAGCCTCCGTTCAATCCCCGACGTTATCGGGAGCGGGTTTGAGTTGCTTCGCCTTCGCGACTTCTGCGGCGTCCGCTGCTGCGGATTCGTTGGCGATGCGGGCGAGTTCTTCCGGCAGGTCTTCGACGTCGTATTGCTCGATGAGCGATGCCGTCGCCGTCTCTTTCGAGAGCATGTTTCCTTGCGTGAGCGCCGTCAGCGCGTTCGCCTCGTTGAGCTTGTCGCTCCACGTCGGCGAATACCAGGCGGGCCATTTGAGCGCGAAAGGCTTGTCGGTGGCGATCGGCGCGATCTTTTGCCCCTCCGAGTCGACGAGTTGCGCTTTCTGCGACGCCTTCGCGATCATGCGATAGAGTTGCAGCAAGCCTTTCTCGCCGTAGGAGATGCGCAGTTTGTCGGCAAGCCAGATAAGCGCCTGATTCATCAACTCCATCGCGCGCCCTGACTGAGCCGCCGCGATCTTGTCGGCGTCGGCCTTGTTGCCGTGGATCGATTCGAGCGCCACTTGCCGCGCGAGCCGCACGTATTCGAGCAGCGCATTCGTGCCGTCGCCGCTCATTTCGAGCAACTTGGCGTCACCGTCCGGGCCGACCGTGATTGCGTTGCCCGCGCCCTTCGTGAGCGTGCCGCCTTGCCCGGTTGCCGGCTCTTTGATGAGTAGCGTCGGATCGCTCTGATACTTCAGCGCGCGCCCACCTTGCGAGAGCAGGTAATCAATCTCGATGTTCGTGTCGATCGCCTTCGCGAACGTACACTTGCCGTCGATGTCGTCGCCGCCCGGCAGGTTCTTCATCCAGACGATCGGGACGAATCCGAGCTTGTGCGCGACCGAACGCGAGTCGTCGCGCGTCATTTTCTCCGGGTCGTTGTCTTTCGACACCGGCATCGGCACGAACAACGATTCGGCGGCAGCATCCCATTCGCGGCGAAACCAGTGCCACTGACTGAGCATGTCGTCGGCGATCGGGTAGCCGACCGACTTCAGCGCGCGGCCCTTCGTCTTGTAGAGTTCGACGACCTTTTCGAGCGTGTCGGGCGCGTCGTCCTTCCAGATCGGCGTGAGGAATTGCGTGTTCCGCACGTTGAAGAACAGACGGTTGTTCAGCACGCGCATCTGCACGGCAACCGAGCCGACCGAGCCGCGCGTTGCGGCGTCGATCATCACTTCGTTGAGATAGCAGTCTTTCGCGATCGCTTCGAGCGATTCGGCGGCTTGCGCGTTCTCGCTCGTCACCGTCGGAAAGTGCTCTTCGCTGAACAGCAGGCCGACCGAATCATCGACGACTTCGGAGCACAGCGCGAAGCGCACAGACGGGCGGCGCTCGCGCAGCGGTATGTATTCGTCGGCTTCCGATTTCTCGGTGTGGAACGAGTGAGGCAGCACGTCGTATTGCGTGCCGTCGAGAACAGCCGTTAAGCAGCCGACTGTGTGCGCTCGATCGGGAAGGTCGTTATCCTTCGGGTGTTTGTCGCGGAGCGTTTTCCACATTCAATGAATCCGGTATTTGGTGAGGTGCGTTGAGTCGATCAGCCCGCCGTCGGGTTTGCGAGTGAGCACCGCGGAAACCGTGTCGACGTCCGTCTCTTCGAACATGGCTTCGATGTTTGCCTGCGCGTACTCCGGCGCGATGTCATGCAGTGCATGCAGCGTCGAATAGGGGATGACTTTCATGCGCGCCTCATCGGTGAAGGTGATCGGACTGGATGCGTTTAGCCGGGATATGCACGAATTTCGTGAACAGGTAGTAGCCGATCGCGTCGGGAACGTGATCAAAGCCGAGTTCCTTGTCCGGGTCGTTCGTGCCTTCCTTGTAGACAAGCTGTTCGAGGCACTTGACCGTCTCTTTGCACGACGGGTCGACGAAGTAATGACGTTTGCCGTCTGCCGACTTGATGCGCCCGTTGACGTAATTGATCCGGTCGCGCACCAGCGGGTGAGCGTCCATCGCGATGACCTTGAAGCCATACGAGCGAAGGATCGAAATATCCGTTTTGCCCTGCGCGCTCGTCTTGCGTTGTGCGCCGGCCGGGTCCGGATAGATCGTGATGTGATCGAGCTTCGGTTGCGTCGGGTCGAACGACGGCAGGCCGTAGGCATCGCGCAGCACGCCCGCCATTTCGTCGGTGTTCGACGTCGGGATTACGTGCTCGGCGATGCACCATATTTCGCCGTTCGCTTGCTCCTGATGCACAACAGCCGACATCGGATTAACGTTGAAGTCCATCCCAATGTGAAGCGGGAGCGCCGGGTTATACGCGCACGGCTTGACCGATTCCTTACGATGGAAATCGTAATAGACGCGGCCCGAATAATTCTCGAATGAACCCTCATACTCTTGACGGAACGTTCGAGGGTCGAGGGTCCGGCGCGCAGCCTCAACTTCTTCTGGCGGGACGTTTCCGCCTTGAACCGAGGTGTAGAGCCATGATTTATGGTCCGGTTCACCGCCTTCTTGACCAGCGACGTATGAGTCATAGCAATGGTTGAAGCCCTTCGGCGTGCCGATGCGCAGGCAATGCCCGCCGACATACTTCACGCCGTCGATTTCGTATTTGCACGTCGAGAGCATCGGGCGCAGAACTTCCTTCCACGCCTCATAAGGGCAATCCGCCCATTCGTCGACGAGCGCGAAGAACAGGCCGGAGCCGCGCAGGTTGTCGTATTCGTTCAGCCCGACAATCCGGATGATGTGGCCGGTCTTGAGCAGGATGAAACATTCCGATTCGTTCGGCTTGCTGTCCATCCATGCGCGCGGTATAGCTCGCTTCAGGCGGCGCCAGAACACGCGCTTGGCCTGCTTGAACGTCGGCGCGGCGTACCAGATTTCGTCGTCGGGGCTAACCTTCCAGCGTGCCGCCAATTGAGCCGCGCGCCGCATCTCTTTCGCGCCGAGGAACGTCTTGCCGAAGCGTCGGCCGCACACAGCATCGCGGAAGCGGGCTTTCGGTTGCCATCCCCACGCGTAAATGTTCGCTTGCTTCGCCGTAAGCTGGATCGACTCGAATACGCTCGTCGGTCCCGTTGGTCGTTTCGCCATGTCAGAGAATCGGCCTTTCGGGGATCGGCTCATCCGGAGAGATGAACGTGTCCGTCGCGGTCATATCGCTGTCGTCGCCGCCGCCAGAGTCGCGCAGCATGTCCGCGCGCGTCTTTTCTAGCGACTCAATGCGCCGCGCCAGGCGTTCGACGTGCTCGCCATAGTCGACGCGTTTGCGCACCGTCTCGTCGCCCGGCCCAAACTCCGACGCCTCTCGGTCGTGCTTCTGGATGACTTCGAGGCCGTGTTTCGGGTCGTCTTTCCACGCCTTCGCTTCAGCATCGAGCGCGCGCTGCATCCGGAAGCGGAGCAGGGTAATTTCGTCGTCAAGCGAGCCAAGCCGCGCGCTCACGTCGTCGAAATCCGCCTTTTCCTCGTCGGTGAGGTGCCGGCCGTAGATGCCGTGTTTCCTCGCATTCTGGTTGCCTTCCGGCGCTCCGTCCGACAGCCCGCCATGCACGCGACAGACTTCCTTACCCGGAACCGCCTTTGCTGCGCACTGCGCGCCAGTGGAGCGCGCGAACGCTTTGCATTGCACGCGCTGCATTGAAATCTCCTGTTGACATACGATCTCCTTCGGGTAGTATTTCAGGACATCACAACCCGAAAGAGAGAGCACGAAATGAAACCGTTTGATTTGGAAGCCGCGAAAGCGGGGAAGAGACTGGTTACGCGCGACGGATCGCCGGTCGACGCATTCTCGAACGTCTCGTCTGGCTGCGACTTTCCGAGTAGCGCGCACATCGAGGGCTACGGGTGGGAGACATTCACGCGCAACGGCCGCGCCCGCAACGACGGCAGCCTGTCGTGCAACGATCTATTCATGGCGCCCGAGAGCTTCACGCGCTACGTGAACCTGTTTCCCGATGGCGTCGCGTACTGGTTCGACACCGAAGCCGAAGCCCGCGCGGGATTGAACGCTCGCGCGCTGAAAATTGCTGTGCCGGTTACTTGGGAGGTTTGAGCATGGACGCGCAACAGGTAGCAAAAGCGATTGCCGCCGCTGATTGGAGCGGCGTGTCCATCGGAAACAAGGCGATTCTCTGCAAAGCCGTCGAGCTTCTCGCCGCCCCTCTCGCCAATCCGAGCGACACGCAGGAGGCGGCGCTAGCCGAGCGAAGAATTGGCTACATGGCAGGCGTCAAAGCAGAACGCGAACACTGTGCCGCTCTCGCCCAGTCCGCAGAGCAAGACAGGATTGATGCGGAGAGGTATCGCTTCCTCCGCGACAAGATGCGCTTTTCCTCGCCTCCCGGCGATATTCCGACCATGACGCTGAGCGCTCCGCTCGAAGCGCCGACGCATGACACGCATAAGGATTGGATCAGCGATCGCTTTGATGCCAGCGTGGACCGCACCATCGACGCAGCAATGGAGCGAGAAAATGACTGACGACGAACGTTTGGCGCTTGCCGAGCGCGCGTGGATGGAGAACCGGCACGATGAACGCGCGTATCTGCTTGCATTCGCCCGCGCCCTCGAATCCCGCGTATTGGCGGAGAGGCAGCCGAGCGCGAAAGATCAGGCGCGCCGCTTCGTGAGCGACTTCACGAGAGAAATGGGCTTCGCGATGAGCGACCATGCGCAAGAAGTGATGCTCAATCTGTTCCTGCGGAACGTCGCCCACCCCACGCCGGATGATGCAAGCCAAAGCGCGAATTCGAGTTCTGTCGCGGAATCAGTCACTTGCGCTGCGCCGGATGATGCACTGAATAAGCTAACGGCCGAAATGCATCGCCTGCGCGGGGAGATTGAAAAGTATCAGGGCGTTTGCGCCGCCGCTTATCAATTCGTCGGAGCTGTAGATGGCCCCGTGCGTTTCCTCGATGCGCTGTCGAATGCGGCCAATGGCGAGCCTGCTTCGGTAGAGGATTCGCTTGCTCTGCTTCCGGCTGAACCGAGCGAGCGGATCGCGGGGATGGAGAAGGATGCGGAGCGGTATCGGCACATCCGCGCAACGACGCGAGCCATCCGCGACGACAACGGCGAGAACCGAACGGAAGTCACGCCGGAGCAATTCGACGCCGCCATCGATGCCACCATCGCAAAGGAGCCGAAATGCGCAAGCTGACCACGTTCGACTGGGCCTGCCTGGCGGTTCCAGTCGCGGCGGGAATTGCGTACCTGATCTCCGAGATTTTTTGAAGTGACCAGCAACATCGAAGAATTCATGCGCGCTTCGGCGCGCTATTTTTTTGGGGCATCGGTATGATCCGCTGGCTGACAATATCCAAATTCGCCTCCGAGAGCGGCTACAGTGAGAAAGCGATCCGGCGCAAAATCGAAGATCGCATCTGGCAGGAAGGGAGCATCTGGCGCAAGGCGCCGGACGGCCGCATCATGATCAACACAGAAGGATATGAAGAATGGGTCGAGCGGGGCGGGGTGTTAAGGCAGGTTCAGCCACGAGTATCGAAATCACGTTCCAGTACAACGGAAAGCGCTGCCGCGAGCGCATCCCGTTGCCTCCTACAGCCGCTAACCTAAAGCGCGCCGAGCAGCACCGCGCAAACATCCTCTACGAGATCTCGCGCGGCACCTTCGACTATGCCCAAGTCTTCCCGAAGTCGGATCGCGCGCGCGAGCATGCGCGGCTCCCAGGCGACGTGTTGCTCACAGGGAAGTACCTAGAGGAATGGTTTGACAGGAAGAAACCGAAGCTGGCGGCAAGCACGCGCCGCGACTGGAACGGAATCGTCCTGAATCTGCTGATCCCGAAGTTCAAGGAAACAGCCCTCTCCGCGCTCACGCGCCGCGACATCAAGAAGTGGCTTGAGGATCTCGACCTGACGCGCACCAAGGCGCTCTCGAACAAGCGCCTGGCGAACATCCAGACGGTCATTCGGGTGGCGCTCGGCGATGCCGTCGAAGACGGTCTAGTCGAGGCGAATGTGCTGGGCGGCTACACGTACTCGCGAGAGTTGCCGCAGCACATCGAGGAGCATGACGAGGACACCGTCGATCCGTTCTCGATTGAGGAGCAGTCGGCAATTCTCAAGGAGCTTGCACCTCAGACCGCGAACTTCATCAAATTCGCGATCTGGTCTGGGCTTCGAACGAGCGAACTCATTGCACTGAACTGGCGAGATGTCGATTGGCGAAAGGGATTTGTGCGCGTCAGAAAAGCGATGACGAAGGCGGCTAAGGGCGACGTCGAGACGACGAAGACGCGCGCGGGCCGACGAGATGTGAAGCTTCTCGCGCCGGCGCTGGAGGCATTAAACGCTCAGAAGGCATTCACCTATCTGCAGAACGATGCCATCTTCCATAATCCGAGAACAGGCACGCGGTGGACGGGCGACAACCAGATATGGGACGTCTGGCAGACGGCGATCCGCAAGGCGAAGGTCCGCTACCGGAAGCCGTACAACACGCGGCACACGTATGCCTCGATGATGCTGTCCGCTGGCGAGCATCCGATGTGGGTAGCGAAGCAGATGGGGCACGCCGACACGGCGATGATCATGCGAGTCTACGGGCACTGGATGCCCGATGCCGACGCCTCTGCCGGCTCGAAGGCGGTCGCCATCTTCGCGGCGGTCCAGAAAAACGAGAATACCGGCACTGACTGAAATGACAACATAAGGACAACGAGAAGCCGGAGAGCCTTGCTGGCTATCAAGACGAGCGGGTTCGAGTCCCGCCCTGGGCACCATAAGGCCATTGATTTAATTGGCTTTTTTCTCCGGCGTTGTCAAAAAATGCCCCTCGATTTCCCTGTTTTTCCCACCGAAATGACAGCGTAGCGCCAACATCGAATAGGGCGAGATACACGGCGCGGATTCACGCCGCGGCTGACTCATCGGGCTGCCAGTGGCTGGCACCGCCGATGCGCACGCCGGCCCACATCAGCCATGCTCGCCACGACGGAACACCAGTCAGCAGCGACGCTTCCTTCAGCACTGCGTCAGCCACTTCACGCGTCACCCAATGAAAGGTGTAGATCGCGTCATGAATGACGGACGCGAGCGTGCTGGTGTCGCCGCACAACCAGTAGACGAGCGGAGCGCGCGGGACGGACGCATAGTCCGTGATGAAGCCAGCCGGCACGGTGAAGGTCTGGTCGGCGATGTCCGACTGATAGACGAGCGGCGCGGTCAAGCGCCACTTCCCGTCATCCATCCAGCTGGCGTTCTCGACCTGAAGCTCGGTCAGGAACGCGCTCATTGAATCGGCGCGCCAGAAAGCGGAGTCGAACCGGAAGCAGCTGCGGCCGCGCTTGCCTTCGAAGCAGCTACGGCGTTCGTTACGACAGCCTGGACGATCGGCTGTGCCAGCTGCAGGCCGAGAAGCACGGCGGGCTGATTCGGAATGGCCGGAATCGCCGCAACGATCGCGATCAGCGCAGGAAACGCATCGGCATTGAACGACTGCAGATCGGCGAGATCGACGGCCGCGGCTGTCGAGCAAGCGGCGGCGAATTTCGGCTGAATGGAAGTGACGACCGTGCTCTGCTGCGCCGGCGAAAGGAGCGCGAGACCGACTGCACTCGTCAGCACGTCGAGATCTGCCTTAACGATCGGGCAGACCTGCTGCGCGAGCTGCGCTGGCGGGATGACTGGAATCGAGACCGGCTTGACTTGTATTGCGCCGCATGCGGAGAGTGCGAGCGCAACGAGGCCAGCCGCAAAAGCGGCGAGAATCTTCTTCATGGTGATTTCCTTCGATGAATGCCGCGCGCGGCGGAGGGGTTATTGCTGAACGGCTTGTTGCGGCGCCTTCGCTTCGGATCGAGCGAGAACGTAGTTGTATGCGGCGTGCACGGCGGACCCGAGCAGGCCCGTCACCAAGACGGCAACGCTTTCCGGAACCGGCGCATGGAAGATTATCGACAGCGCCCAGCTAACGGCAGGCTCCAGCGTCGCCGCCGAGACGGCAATTCCGCCAGTTGGCAGGCTTGAGAGTTTGTTCATCGTCACTCCGTATCGGCCATAGGCCGGTGAGAAATCTTGTCGCTCCAGCGCGCAGCATCGGCCACGACGTCGACGTTGAAACTCTTGAAGTTGCCCAGGTGCCCGGTGAAGAGGTGGCAGTTGACGCCGCCCTTGTTCGCCTCACAGAGAGTCACGAGATTGTTCGGGTCGAGCTCGAGATCCGGGTGCAAATGGAATGGCCGGATGTGATGCACTTCCAGCTTTTCGGTGCCGCCGCACACTGCGCACGCGGGCTGCAGCGTCAGGTGATGTTTTCGGATCGTCGGCCAATGCGACGACCGTTTAGCGGCGACTGGGTGCTTCCCCTTTGCCACATCGACGAGGTGCTTGATGATTGCCATGTCGTAAATGAAAAAACCGCCCGAAGGCGGTTGTCAGGTGGAGAGAAGCGGTTCCTACGCGACGCTGAGAAGCATGCGTGTGCCGACTGAAACGGCGAGCGTGCGGCTGTCGGTTGCGCCGCTGCTCGTGGTGATCGTGATTGTCACCATGTAGGTCGCTCCGCTCGTGCCACCGCCGAGCCAGAACGTGACGACGCCACCGGACGTCGATGTCACCTTTCCGGACGGATTGACCGTGATCCCGACATCGGACGTGACTGTGGCGTCCGCGATCGTCTCGCCGGACGAGAGCCATGCAGACCAGTCGATGTCGTACGGAAGAATCGCGGCCGGCGCTTTCGGCGGCAGCTGCTGAGAAAGACTCATGACGCTCCTTATGCTTTAACGCGCCGCGACTCTGCCGGCACGACGAACCTGCGCGATTCTGCCGCGACTGCAATGCGCCGCGGATCAGAGGCGACGACGATGCGCCGCGATTCCGCCTCGACGCCAAGCGCTCGGCTCTCTTCCGGCACCACAAGACGTGTCCCGGCGTGCACAACCTCGACGACCATCCACGCACGTATTTCACCGGTCATGCCATCGAGCACGCCCGAGATGGTCGCCGTCACGCCAGGCGCTTCCTGCACCTGCGCGACGAATGCGCCCGACACGCCTACGAGCTCACCTGAGAGCGCCGCGCTGAGACTCTCCCCTGCTGAGATGGAGCCCGACGCACCATCAAGCACCCCCGCCAACGCGCCCGTAAGCGTCACTGACGCCGAAATCGAGCCGCCTACACCCGCCAGCACGCCAAATATCTCCGCGCCTACGCTGTCGATCACGCGCACCGCGATGCTGCCTGTCACGCCCGTCAGTGCACCTGCCACAGCGCTGTCGATCGACTCACTCGCCGCAACTGCACCCGCGACGCCTGCGAGCGCCCCGCTGATTGATGCCGGGATCACTTCGCCGGCCTGGACTGCACCGCTCACGCCGGACAGCGCGCCACTCACAGCCGCAACGACGGTTTCGCCCGCTGAGATCGCGCCCGATACTCCGGCCAGTGATCCCGACAGCGCAGCGCTGATCGCCTCGCTCGCCGAGATCGATCCGTTGACGCCCGAGAGCGCGCCCGAGATCGACGCCGCTATGGTCTGCGAGGCGGACAGCGCGCCGGTCACGCCTGATAGACCGCCGGCCATCGCAGCAGAGAGACGCTCAGACGCCGAGATCGAACCCGTTACACCTGCGAGCGTGCCCGCGAGTGTCGCGCTCAGGCTCGCCGCTGCCGCGAGGTACTTCACCGCGTGCAGCATCACGTTGAACGAAGACCCAACGTTCGTCGTGATCGTCGCTTTAATCGTCAGCGTCTGAGATGCCGAATTGGCCGCCCAGGTGATCGTCGTCGAGTAAAACTTCTGGTTGCCGCTGCCGGTCGTGCCGGGCGAGACGGTGTAGGCGGTCGCACTGCCGTCAGATAAGGTCGCGGTGAGCGTGCACGCGCTCGAATACGCCGCCCAATAGATCGTCGCCGTTCGGCTCGTCGTATCGGCGGGAAGGACGATTTGATAGCCCTGCCCCGTCGCGGTCGTGTTGTCGACGTAGATGCCGCCAGCCAGCGCCGTCGCCGATGCCGTGGGCGCGCCATCCGTCCACGTCATTTTTGGGCCGTCTGTGTAGCCCGTCCACGTCACACCTGAACCGATCAACGTCGGCAAGCCGATCGTCGAGCCGCCGCCGGACTTCCGGTTGACGGACGTCGCCGACTGTGGAAACTGAATCCAATCCGTCTGAGCCGGCGATGAGAGGTTGAAGGTCTCAGTGCCGGCGAGGACGGTATTAGAGCCGGTCAGAGTGCCCACGGTTCGCCCTTATACGTTGCCTTCGGTGAGCGTGCCCGAGCTCACGGTAACGGTCGCGTTCGCGACGATACTCGTCGTCGGCATTTGCACAACACCCGTTCCCGCCGCCGTCGTGCTCACGTCGAAGTCGGCAACGAACGTGCCGCCCGACGTGGTGAGCCGCGCCCATGTCGCCGTTCCGGTTGCCGACGCGGTCGCGTTCGCGATTGCATTGAAAGTCAGCACGCCATTCGAGACCGTGCCGAGCGTCGAGGAACAGGTATGCGCTGAGAGCGCGGTCGTCGCAGTGCCGCCGGTTGCCGGCTGCGTGCCGTTGTAGAGCGTGAGAATTGCGGAAGCGCCTGCGGCCGTGACGATGGCGGTCGAGCGCGTAGTGCGCAACGTGGAGGCAAGACCGATTTGCATGAAGATCCTTTGGCTCAGATGCCGATTGCTTTCTTCGCGGCTCCGTACAGCGCGAGCCGGTCGGCCGCACCATTCGTCCCGCCGTTGATGATCTTGGTGATGCGATCGAACTGCTCGAGATCGGCGTATCCGTTCAAGCCGTGATTGGCCCACCACCAGCCGGCCGAGCTCGCCGCGTTCGCAGGCTGCTCGAGAAACTCGGGATGAGTGATCAGGTCGAGATCGAGTCCGATGCTCGCGAGCTGGTAATTTCGACGTCCAGTCACTTGGATTAAGCCGCGGCCCATGAAGCGTTTGCCGTCGCCTGGCTGGCTGTTGCCGAGATCCACCCGGCCTTCGTAGCGCGTCTGCGCGGGCGTCGGTCCCCAGATCTCGCGCACGTAGACAAGGCCGCCGCTCTCGTGGCCGATCTGCGCAAGGAACGCGGCCACGCGGCGCGGCGTGTTTATCGCGAAACGGTCGCACGTCGCCTGCAGATGCGGCAGCCATTGCGCGGCACGAAGCTGCGTCGCGCCGGTGCCGGCGGACACGATCGTCGAGTTCAGTTTCATGTCAGTCCAGATTCGGCCACTTGCCGTGAGCGAGCGCCCAGACAAGTCCGGCGAACGTCAGGAACGGCGCTAGATAGATGGTCGCGCTGCGAAGGAATCGAGCCGTGCGCGCGAAGAACGTCGCGCTTTGCCCCGCCCGATTGAAGATGTCGACCAGCGCTTGCGTGTTCGTCTCGATGCGCAGAGAGCGCTCATCGGCCGCTTTCGTCAGCGCTGTGTTCTCCTCGATCGATTCGTGAACCGCAGCGAATCGACGATCGATCTGCGCCTGCATGTCTCTGAACTGTTGGTCGATCACGGCAAACCGTTCCTCATGACTGAGTCGGCGCTCTGCATGCGCTGGAGGATTCAAAAGATGGCCCCGAAAAAGAAAAAGCCACCCGAAGGTGGCCTTGGTTTTTGGTCTTGACTGTTAGCCCCTTTGGGGCTAATGTAATTCTCACTGGGTAGCGCACATCGCGCGGCCCGTCATCCCGAAAGGACGAACATGAAACTCGCGTTTCCTGCGCTCGCGCGCGCCTTTGAGAGAACCTCGAATGAAATACACTCCACCGTCGACGAGCGACTTGAATCGTTTGAAAGCGGATCTCGGCCTGACCGGCAAGCAAATGGCCGAACTGTTCGGGCTTTCTGGCGATCAGCAGTGGCGCAAGTACACGGGCGGGGCCGAGCCGCGCCAGATGAGCGCGCAGATGTTGTTCTTTGCGATGGCAAGGCTGGAATTCGATCCGAAAACAATCGAGCGCGTGCTGGCGCGAATGCGCGCAGCCGGTGCGTCGGTGGACTTATCCGGGGAATAAAAGCCCATATCGCCCTCTTTTCTGATCACGCTGCAATAACCGCCTACCGTACAATCCGTTCCTCTGACAAAAACAATTCTGGCACGGAGTCTACAAGGATGAGAGAGAAGACCCTGGGTGCATCGGTCCTAGCCGCTGCGATTCTGAGTCTTGCAGCGTGCGGCGGCGGTGGCGACGGACCGAGCAAATCGGCGCCCAATCAAGCTGAGGCAGCGCCCACTCCAGTCGCAGTAACGGTATATGGCGACTCCACAATGATCGGTTATACGTATCCTGACGGACCAGGCCAACCCTCGATCATCACACCGCTCAATGCCGCCTTCTATATGACGTCGACGCTGCAGCAAATGGGAAAACCGGTCGTCGTAACAAATAATGCCGTCAACGGGACTGAAGTAGGCGAACTGCTGAGCGGTTCGAACGGCTACGCCGCCCCCTGGTCCCAAGCTGTTTATGGCGTCTCAGGAAAAGTCGTGATCGCCAACTATGGCATCAACGACTCGTTTCGCGGCGATGAGACTCCAGAGCAATACGGCCGGAATCTGGTGACATGGGTCACCGTTGCAAGAGACGCTGGAAAAACGCCAGTGCTCGAAGAGCCCAACCCAGTGTGCCGAAGCGACATTTCGAATCTTGATGCGTACGTTGCGCAGATAGGTGCCGTTGCGACACAGATGAACGTACCGCTGATCAAGCAGTATGACTACATCAAGTCGTTGCCAACCTGGCAATCGCTGTTGAGCGATTGCATTCATCCAACCCCGAGTCTGTACCAAATCAAAGGCCAGAGAGAGGCTCAGGTTCTAGCCTCCCTCATTGGGTAGGGTCACGCTACTGAATGTGTCCGGAAGGATGTCACTCTCCCGGTGCCGTCAGCCCAGATCGCATGCTAGCGGGAATTGAATCGTAGTATGCAGCATAGCGCGTATCGGTTGACGGCACTTGCATAGCAAGCGGATGATTTTCCGCATCACCCAGGCCGGATGGATAAACCGTAACAACGGTTGTCTTCGCGCCGTCTGAAAACTCAACCCAGATGTCACTCATTGGGATCTCCCTTCAAAATTCATAGGCTGAAAGCGTAATGATGAAACCTGGCGTACCGGTCGTAGCTGACGCGCCGTAGCGAATCAGCTGAGGCGTCAAGACCGCGATTTTTGCAAAAGTTCCATTTTGGGAAGTGCCCGCCGAAATCACGCCGCCGACACTTTGGCCGCCGGTGGGAGAGTCTGAATCGAGTATCGATAGTTGGGTGGTGGACGTAGCGGTATTCGTTACACCTAGCGCGCCATAAATGAATTTAGCGTTTCTCGGCATACCCGCAGCCGTAAATGTACTTCCCGCCGTAGTTGCCGACGTGTTCAGCAAAGATACGTTAGGTACTCCAACTTTCCGATCGATCTGCGTGAGAGGCGTGAACTGTCCGCTTGCGTTAGTTGGCGCGATGCTAATAAGTGCGCTAGCTGTGTAACCGGACGGCATATTAGCGCCGCCATATACACTCGGCTGAACTGCGCTAGTCGCGTTCGTCGCCAGGATTGCGCTCGCCCCCGTAGTCGGGTTATAGATCGCATAGAGGGCGACGTATCCTGATGTCGGCGCGGTCCCTGCGTCCATCCCACCCGCACCTGTCGTCGCAAGGTTGATTGTCTTGCTGAAGCTCGAAAGCGTGTATTTCAAGCCGCCGAGCGCAGAACCGACTATGATCTCGTCGGCCAACATCGTCGCCGAAGCGGAAGCCGCCGGCACGCTCATCGAAAGATTGCGGACGTTCCCGATCGGAGCCTCCGATTGTGCGCTCACGGCCGCGATGAGGTTGGCCAGCAGCGTCGCCGTCGTGCCGTCGTCGGTGGCGTTCTGTCCAGTCGTGTTCGCGATGAACTGGCCCAGCACGGCAGCCATGATCGACGACTGACGCCATACCTTGTTCAGTTGCGCCGAAGTTGCGACGCCCGACGAGAAGCCGTTCTGAAGCGTAGACGCTAGCGCGAGGTATGCACTCTGCGAGACGACGTTTGCCGAACCGCCATAGGCGAACGGCTGGAAATCATTCGTTGCCATTTATGCTCCGTATGTTCAGGCCGCGACGCCCCATGCGCCGACGTCGAAACCAGAAATCAGATTGTTCTCGACGTCGAATCCGAACAGCGGGCCGCCGGGATTCGATGTCACGAAATAAACGTTGATGTGCACGGCTTCGGGCTTCAGCGGTATGTATCCGCCGCGCAGCAGCGCCATAAAGATCGCGCTCGGCACGTTTCCAGCGATGCCATACGTAATGGACATGTCGCCGTTGTCTTGGATGAAGACGTACGTGCCGCCGTTAAAGATACTGTTGAGGATCGCGGCAGAAGTGCCGAGCGTTCCGTCCCAACTGTTCGCGCCGATCTTGGCGCGAATCAGCAACCGGTAGGTTTCGTCATCAAGCGAGACGACGCCAGTCGATGGATCGAACGGCCCTTGCCATACGCCCTGATCAAAGCCGAGTCCCGATGTATCAAGCGAGAAGTAGACGCCTGTCAGCGGCGTATTGACGTTGCGCGTCACGCCAACCCACAGGCCGACCGCATCGAGCTGCACACCCACTGCCGAATCGAGATCGAAGGCTGGCGGTGTTGCGGCGAGTTGGTTCTGAATGTCGACGAACGCCTGCGCGACGCCGCCGACCATCGCCATGAACTTGGGTGCGGCAGCGTGTTCCGAAGTAATTAGTCCGGTGTAGTCAGAGACGTCAGCCATCAGCCGATCCTTCGGTCATCGCCTTGCGGCGGTCCCACACGAGTTTCATGGAGGCGGAGCGCTTTGCCAGTGTTTCCGGGCTAGCCTTCTTGCCGGTATGCCACGCGCGATTCTTCTCAATCGCCTCTGGCGTCCGATTCTTGCCCTTCGCGGCGTTCAACAAAGCCTGCAACTGCTCCGGGTCCTGCATCCGACGCTTCGCAGTTGCGCTGAGTTTCGCTCGATGCTCTTCCGACATAACGCGCCCCTTCATCGCCCTACTAAGTGCCTCGCGCGTTTCCTGAGATATGGTCACTTTTGCGCGAGCTGCCGAAAGGTTCGCTTTGTGTTGGTCAGAGAACACGGCGCCTCGTCTTGCCGCACTGACGTTCTCCCGATGCGCCTCTGACAACTGCTTTCCGCGACGGGCATCTCCGGATCGCTTGCCCATGAGGATCCGAGTATCCACAGATAGCGCGGGAACCCCATCTCCGCCGTCAGTAAGGTTCGCCAAGGGGCCGTTTGGATACCGGCCGAACTGAGCTATCAACTCAGTTTCCAAGTTGAATGCTGCCTGCTCAGTCAGATTCTCAGCGACTTTCTTGACGGGAACGCGGATTCCGCGCTCCCTCATTTCGCAGATGATGTTGTCCTTGTAGGAGCGGCCATTTTTTGCCCACCGTTCGTGATGGGTCAACCTCGACCCCTTCCCCTTACCCACATAGAAAGGTGTCACGCCATCATCCCTATATAAGATGTAGACGTAAAAGATAGATTGTTCTTTTGGTTCGATGTCCATATCAGAATTTTAGCTTCTGTCGGCATAACAAGGAACCAAGATCGCCATATCAAGTAACCGTGAGAGTGACGCTTGCCGGCGTGCACGTTGCAGACTGGTTGAAGGCAAGCGGCACGTCCGGTGTCCCTGCGCCGCCCGGACCCGTCAGAGTCAGCGACGTGATCTTGAACGTGTTGCCCCCGCTCACGCCTTTCGCCGCAGCGATGCACGAGTCCCATTCCACAGCGCCCGCAGCCCCGCCACCGATAGCGACAGAATTCACGTAGTCGGAGATCGCCTGCTGGACGGCCGCGCCTGTGACCGACGAATACCCCGCCAGCGCCTTCACCGAGACTGCGACCGTGATCGCCTGCGTCGTCGGCCGAAAGAAGTTGATCGGGTGCGGGATGCCGTAGACGTCCGTCACCGTGACAGTCGTCGTGCCGTACGTCCCGCCTCCGGGCGTCTTCTTTGCTGCGATGGCGTTTGCGATAGCGGTGGAGTCGCCGCCTTCGACCACCAGAGCGATCGTGTGCGGCGGCAACGTGTTCGAATCCGTCGAGTTCGTGTCGTTCTCGTATGCCGCGTAGCGCGTCACGCCCGAGACTCCTGCGACGGCGCCGATGATGCCGGCGAGCACGGTCAGCGACGGGATAGCAACAGACGTCGCTTGACGCTTGCGCAGCGCTGCGTCCGCCTCGACGGGTGCGCCCGGATCTGCGTCGCTCGCGGCCGTTGCCGACTGCCAGCCGCGCGTCGGCGTCGAGATCTGCAGCGTCGTGCCCGATGCGAGCGTCACAGCGCCGTCCGTTTGGCACGTTGCTGTCGCCACGACAGAGCCGCCGGATGGGATCAGCACATTCGCCGGGAGCGCCCACTGATTCTGGTTCGCGTCCGTCACTATGCCGTTCGTGATCGTCGTGCCGGCCTGCCCGACCAGCGTCACATCGACCGTCGATTGCGAAGACACGTTGCGCGCGATGCCGTTGATCTTGACGACGCTCGACAGATTCGCACCCTGAGCCGTTGCAGGCGAATACGCGTTGTAGCAGGCGACGGCGCCGTTGTTGCAGTCGTTGATCGCAGACGCAATCGTCGCGATCCACTGACCGTCCTGGCTGTCTGCCGTCACGACGACATCGGAGCCGTAGATGCTCTGGAACGTCGCGATCAGGCTCTGATAGACATCGTTGAACGAGGGGATCGAGATCCCCGCGCTCGTAATCGTCGGGCCGAGCGTTGCGAGAGGGTAAGTCGCCATCAGAGAGCCGCCGTGATTGTCGTTTGGCCGTAGATCGTGTCGATGGTCGCCGCGACCGTGAACGAGCGCGTTGCAGGGTCGACGACGCTTGCGTAATCGGCGATGCCGGTCACACCCTGCGTTTCGAGGATGCGTTCCTGCACTGCGAGGTCGCGCGTCGCCGCGGTTCCCGTGCCGAGGATCTCAGTCGCGTAAGGCGTGCCCTCGGTCGTGTCGAGGAACCATTCGCCGGTCGAGAGCCGCAGCCGCGTCAGCACGAGCTGCGCGACAGCCGCGGGCGAGTCGACGAGGAAGTTCGCCGAGCCTTGTCCGAATGAGTAGTCGCCGTTTTCGTCGAGTGTTCGATAGCGCATGATCAGTTCGGCGGGTTCGTATTGCTGCCTGCACCGTTTTCATGGTGCGTGTGTGTGCTAACGCTCTTGCCGGCCGCGGTGACGTCGTTGACGACCGTGATCGGACCTTGCAGCGTCGCGGGGTATTTCGTCGAGCCGGTACCCTGAGCCAGTTGGCCGTTCAGAGTGATCGTCGGAGCGTCGACTTCGAAGCCGCCGGGAGCGACGACCTTCACCGCCTTAGAGGAAGGGTTCAGTTCGATGTACGCACTGCCGTCGTTGCTGCGAAGCTGAACCGCGCTCGTGCTGACTCCGCCGATCTTCGTTGCCTGCGAGAACGGCCCGAGAATCGCGAAGCCGTCCGACAGGTCATGCATCCGAAGCTCGGCCTGCACCTGAACACCGCCTGACTGCCACCACGCATCAATGCAGCGCGACGAGAACACCATCAGCGCCTCGTCGCCGGCCGTGACCGGAAACGTCATCGTGCAGCCGCCGCCGCGCGGAAAGCAGACCGGAACGTCGACAAGCAACGGAAGCGTCACCCACGAAGTGCTACCATCCTGCGCGCGCACCTGCGCCTGAATGGCGGGTTGCGCAGTGCAGGTCAATGCGCTAGCGTCGAAGCTCTGGATGATCGCGGGGAGCGCCGTCCAGAGTCCCGCCTGGTTGCCGCCGAGCGCGGCGCGCAGCGCGTCTTCGATACTGGCGGAGCGTTCGGTTTGAAGCATAGGAACCTGATAATGAAAATAACGACTTTGCTCTTCGTCATCCCGGTCACGGCCGCAGCCGCTTCGACTGACGTGCCCGAGATCACGATCGCCCCAGCCACCGTCGCGGAACAGCCTGCGAGAACTGCTCGAGTTCCGACCGCACGCGGCATCGATCTCGTGGACGGCGCGATAGTGTGCAGCTCGTACGACCTTGCAGAATTCATGTACGGGCAGATCAACTCAGCGCGGCACGCGCGCCGGTCATTGCCTCAAGAACTTAGGCGACAGGCCACACTGGTCAATGGCTACGACTACGGCGCAGAGCCGAGGCCGGCTGACTACGGATGCGTAATGGTCCCGGCCGGAACGAAGCTCTCTGTAGAGAAAGGCAACTTCGTGCCCGTCGTTTCTGGGAAGCTCCCGGACGGACGAAAATTCACTGGCGTCACGCTGCCGCAGATGATCGAGCGCTAGCCAGCCGACTGCACAGAACTGCCCACTGGCGCGGACGTGTCCACCGCGAGACAAGTCAGGTCGCAATACCACTCCTGCCCGCGCGTATCGCCGATGAACTCGGAGACCAGCACGCGGTAGAAGCCGGCGGCGGTCGTCTGCGCCGCGGCGGACAGGCCGGTGTACGAAAGCCCCTGCTGCTTGATTGTCAGCGTGTTGATGTCAGCCTGCGCGATCTGCACCAGGCATCCGATCCGCACTAGCGGGTTTAGCAGGATGCGCGCGTGCACGCCATCTTCAGTCGCCTCCGGCACGCCAATCAGTCCGGTCGTCGAAGAGAGCACCACCGCCTCTCCGGGCCGATAACCGGTGACCGGCACGACCACCGCCTGCCCGTTCTGAATGCTCCAGCGGAATCCGTTTTTCGCGGCCCAGTCTCGCGCATAGTCGCGCGACATCCCGAAGAGCACCTTGCCGCGCGCGAGCGCTTGCGCGGGGATGCCGCCGACAAGGCCGTTCACATCCGTCGCGTACGGGAGATTCCCAGCATCGGCGTTCTGCTTCGTGATCGAATCGAGGATCTGCTTCGGCGTGCTGCCGGCCGCCAGCGTCTGATTGACCATCCCGAAGTTGTAGAACTCGTCCCCGTCCGCCGCCCAAATGTCGAGGAATGAATCGACGTTTCGCTCCTTTCCGCGCATGAACTGCTTGATCGTGCCTTGGAAGATGATGCCGAAGTTGCCGTTCTCGTATCCTGCCTGCAACGTGATCGTCGTGAACTCGCCTTGGATCGCCTTGACCGTGGCCGGCGCGAGATTGTAGATGCGCACGTAGAGCGTGTTTGGCGCTTGCGTGTCCGCCTGGCGCACCTCGAACTTGAAGCGGAGCTGAGACAGATCGAGCCCGTTCGATCCGGTCGAAACGATCAGCGTCGCCTTCCGGCCGAACTGGTTACTCATGACGTGATGAAGTAAAGGTGCCCGGTCGAGCCGAGGTTATCGAACGTCGGGACGGCGTCCGGGTCATTGTCCGTCTGCACCACCAGTTGCCCGGTGAAGCCGAGATATGCGTATTGCCCAAGCAGATCGACGCCCGTCACGAGCGGGATACTCCCGACCATCAGGTTGCCCGTCGCATCGGCGATGTCGAGCATCCATGCGGCAGCCGGAACGTTCCAGCGGAGTGTCATCTTGTAAGTGACGCCGCCGAGCGCGATGCTGAACGCCTGCGGCTTGGCCGACAGCGGAATCTCGTATGCGGTCATGAAAGTGCTGTCACGTTGATGTTCGGCGCCGGCACTGGCGATGTCACGCCTGCATCTTCGGGCGACGCGGTGCTCGCCGGGTTCGACATGTTGCTGGAGTCAGGAACCGTCACCGTCTGGGTCTGTGCCATCAGGATCTGACGGCAGACGATCCTGACGATGACAGAGTTCTCTGTCTCCGCTGTCGTCGTCGTCGACAGCGCCTTGATGATCATGTTCCGATACTGCCTCTTCCCCGTGTAGATGTTGAAGAGGAATCGGTTGTGGTACATATCGATCAGCTTCATGTACGCCTTCTTAGAAGGCGTCCAGCCGGTTCCGAGCATGTTCATCACGCCGCTTGCCAGTTCGACGGCGCCGATGAGTGCGCGCGCGGCGCTGCTTTGCGCAGCAATGGCGCCCGCGACGCCACCTATGAGACTGGTCGAATTTGGGCTGTTCGACCAGGCCGCAGTGATGATCACTTCCGCCGGTCGCACGAATGCGTGATCCGCGATCACCGTGCCCTGCTCGACCGGATGCTCTGTGACTTCGAGCTCGTCGTTATGCACTTCCTCGAGAGTCGCATCAGGCACCGTGAAGGTGCCGTCAGTCGGGTCCAAGAAGCCTCGCTTCGGCTTGATGGTAAGAAGCTGAAGCCCGAGCTGCGCGCCAGATTCAATGAAGCCGAGAACGCTCACACGTATGCTCCTGTCATGTTACGCACAAGGTCGGCGTTGACGCGCGCTTGCTCGCCCGCGACCGCGCGCCCGGTGCCGCCCGGGTCGGGCGAGCCATGCACGTGGACGTCGGTCTTCTGGCTGATGGTCACAGACTTTGACGCGGCCTGCGCGGAGTTCGTGCCGAGCTTGCCGTATGCCGAGCCGTTCTCGTGCTGGAAAATCGATCCGGCCACGCCCTGCAACTGATCGCCCGACAGCACGGTGTCAGCGGAAACGCCCAGTTGCTTCGCGACCGCAGCGATGTATGCCTGCGTGTCGTTCTCATTCGCTGGCGCCCAGCGCGAGACGATCTTTCGAATCGTGTTGAAGCCGCGCGCGGTGTAGCTTCGGAGAAGCTTCGCAGTCGCCTCGATGCCGGTTTGCATGTCGGAGAAGACCGCGAAGCCGCCGCTGTCTGCGCCAATTGCACCGGCGCTGCGCGCGAACTCGCCGTAGCGGATGTTGCCCGGATTGTTGTTCCGGATGCCGCGCGGAGCGTCCCAGTTCTTACTTCCGTTCCCGAGGTCAAGCGGAGCAGATCCGGCTTGCTGGCCACCGGACGGAGCAGCGCCAGCCCATTGCTGGAATGCGTGCCGCTTGCGCTTCACCCATGCGATGAAGGCGCTGTCATTCGGATCTGCGTCCGGCGGCGCATCTCCTTGCGTGGATTGGTCTGCTTGCGACCCGCCGCCTTCGCCACCGCCGAACCAACTCGCGACGCGCGCGAAGCTGCCGATGATGTTGCCGATCACCTCTGCGACTTTCCCGGCCTTATCGAGGAAGACATCGACGTCCTTCCCGACCTTCTGCCAGTCGATGTCGCGCACCCACTTCGCAACTGCTTCCAGCGCGGTCGCGATCTTGCGTGCTGTCTCGTCGGCGTGACCGGCCGCCCACTTCTCGAACTCAGTCGAGATCTCCGCCAGAACGGGCGCGAGATGCTCCTGCAACAGCACCCAGAACAGGTGAATGTCGTTCGTGAGGTCGCGCACCGAGTTGTCGAACTCGACGCCGGCCTGCGCCGCGCGCTCGGGATTGATGCCGAACGAGCCGAGCTTCTGGCGATACTTGTCCTGCGCGGCCTGAATCTTCGGCAGGCCGTTTTCGAGCATCAGCAGCGTGTCGGGATCGATGCCGAACAGACCCGCATACTGCGCCGCGATGTACGGCTGCATCTGCTTCATCTTGCCGATGAAGCTCTCGAATTGCTCGAGCGGACCGTTCCCGGTCACGCCGAGCTGCGTGAGCAACCCATTCATGCCAGGGTTCAGACGCAGCGTGCGGGTGAATCCTTCGAGCGACGCCTGAGCCTGGTCAGCCGTCAGACCAATCTGGCCGGCGGCATACCGCAGCGCCATGATGTTGCCGACCGTCTCGCCTGTGCGCTGCGAGGCGTAATACAGGCGCTCCATCTCTACCGAGATGATCTTCACGCCTGCGACAACAGCGGCTGCCGTTGCGACGACCGCCGTGCCGAGCTTCATCACCGTCTTGGTGACGCTCTGGAGAGACAGCGTGAACTTGCGCAGGCTCGTCTCGTCGGTCTTATAGCCGATCGAGACCAGAAACTCCTTGATGACCTCTTCGTTCATCGCTTCGTCCGTTCCATGTGTTCCTGCACGCGGGCTTCGTTCTCGCGCTTGACCGAGAGCGCGTCATTCAGCAGCGCGACGTCGCAGAGATCCAGCGTGCCGTCGATCAGGGACTCGTACTTGATGAGCCCCTCCATGACCGGCAGCAGCAGCCAGTCTTCGCCATCAGGAAGGGAGACGAAGCTGATCCCGCTCAGGCCGCCGCGGTCAAAGTCGACGGCCCGCCGGGAAAAAAACTGCCGAGGTTTTGCTGGATGACCGCGACCGCGAGACGAAGCATCGTCGGCAGGTCGATGTCCTGAAACACCAGGCCGCCGCCCTTGACCATGACGTTCTGGAAGCCTTCGCCCTGCTGGCGCGCGACAACCATTAGACACGTGTCGAGCACGTAGTCGGTGTCCTCGTCGGACATCTTTGCGAGCGCTTCTGCGATTGGGCTGACGAGTTCCGCGAAACCCTTCGCCTCTGCTTTCAGCGCACCACCGAGGCCCGCGAGCAGCGGCGCGAGCCGCCGCGCGACGTGGAATTGCTTCTTCGCATCGAGGCGGCCGATCCGGTACGACTGGCCGTTAATTTCGACGATTCCGCTCATGATCAGACGCCCGCGGCGAGTGCCGGATCGATGATGCCGGCGTTGAATTCCCATTCGATCATGCCCGCTTCCTTGGCGAAATCGTTCTTCGGGAACTTGGCGAACGCGACGCCCTGGCACGTGTACACATCACCGCGCACCGTGTCGGTCGCCGTGAAGATGTTCTGCGCCCAGTTCGCCGAGCTCGTGCGCTGGAAGTTGTACATCGCCGACAGGAGAGCGTTCGTCGGCGAGGTCTTCTGCAGCCGCACGGTCAGCTTGCCGGCCTTGCTCGGGTTCAGGCTGTGCATCGGCGTACCATCGGCGCCGATCTTCATGTTGTCGGCGTCCTCGGAGAACTCGACCGTGAAGCCTTCCTCCGAAATGCCGCAGCCTGCGCCGAGCGAGATTGCGCCGCCGGGGCCGATCAGCGACGCATTGAAATTCAGAAACGAGTACGTTGCGCTCATCTAAACCCCTTACTGGTTGACGGTGACAGCGATGTCCGCGCTGTGGATTGCGCCGGCTTCCTTCGCTGCGATCTGGAACTTGACCGACTTGCGCGCGGCGCGATCCGCCTGGCTCTGGTTTGCGATCGGCGGCGCAAACACGTAGAAGCCCTTCGGCATGTAATCGCCTTGGCTCAGCGTGCCGAAGCCGCCGGAATTCCACGTGCCGGGCGCGAGGAAGCCGTTCGTGACGTACTGCGCGCAGACTTGCTCGAGCGTCGTCGCGATCAGGTGATTGCCCGCGTCGGTCTGCGGGATCTTCGTCGTGCTCGTGTAGAGCAGGTTGAAAACAGCGTTCTGCAGGTCGATTGCGAAGTTGTCCGCGCCGATCACCGAGTCGATGAAATCGCCCGAGCAGCAGACGCCCTGCTCGATGATCGCGGTGTTGTTGTCGTACGCCACGAACACGTTGCAGTTGAACGCTTCGAGCGCGTTCGCCTGCGTGCTGTTCAGGTTCTCCGCGGTGATGCCGGGTTGCTGCTTGAACTTCAGCGTGATGACCGTGTTGTTGCCGGTGTAGTCGGTCGTCAGGATGCGCGCGAGCAGCGACGCGACCGCGTACGCGTTCGAGCTCGAATACTGCACGGCCGTCTTCTTGTAGCCGAGGCCCTTAAGCTGATACGCAATGTTCGTCGTATCGCTTCCGACGAGAACGCCGGCTTCTTGCGTCGTGACGCCGTAGAAGTGCTTCGTCGAGGCAGCCTCGATGTAGGCAGCGATGGCGAGGTGATCGGCATCGACCGCGCTCGGCACGGTCAGCGCGTACCACTGCTGCCCGAAGTTCGCGTCGAACAGCGTCACCGCCGAGACAGCGGATTCGGCAGCCGCGCCCGCGGCGACGTAAGCACCCGACGTCGTCGACGTGAGGCCCATGAGTGCGGAAATGTCCGTGCCCGACGTCGGCGCCTGCGCGAAGCTCACCGACGACGTAGCGCCAGTCGTCGCGCTCGTGATCTCGAAGCGGCCGAACGTCGAGTTCCAGACGCAGGTGCCCGCGCTTGCGAGTGCGGTCGTCACCGCCGAGGCCACGCCGTTCAGGTTCGTGACGCCGGTGAGGCTGATGCCCGACAGCGTCTTGAGCGTGCCGTCGATCGTGATCTTCATGCCGCCAGACGAAACCGCGGTGAAGTTCGCCAGCGCCTGCTGCGCGGCCGACAGCGTGCCGCCGAGCAACTGGCCGGCGGCGGCCGTCTTCGCCCACCGGCCGACCATGACGGTCGTCGGCTGCGGAGCCTGCTCGAACCAGAGCGCAGCCGCTTTGTATTCTTCGGCGGACGTGCCGAAGTCGGTCGCCAAGTCGTCGATGCTTTCGTATGTGCGGAAGCGCGACACAAGGTCGATGACGTTGGACGTGCCGAGGATCAGCAGCGTCGAGGTGTTTTGAGCCTGCGCAGCGGACTGCGTGAGCGTGATCGCGACCTTGACCAGTCGGCTGATCGGCAGAGTGTTCGCCATGTGTGCGTCCCGAAAAGAAAAAGCCCGCACGCGGCGGGCCGATGAATCCGATGTGAATGGGCTTACTGCTCGACGACGAAGTCTGTCGTGTCAGGGTCGCGGTCGATCGTGCCGTGCGCCGACAGAAGATTGAGCACGCTGTACGTGCGCTCGACCTGACGACGCACGCGGAACGGAAGATCAAAGCGCCGCAGCCACTGCTGATTGAGCAGCTCTGGCGCGGCGGTCACGCGACCGACGTCGACGAGGCCCATGCCGTCCAGCACGAGCATGCCGTGGTTCTGTGCAACGAAAATCCCGTCTCGCGCCTGCGCGGCGTATTGCATCGCGCTCGGCCCGTAGAAGCTGGCGAGCAGCGTGAGGATCTCGTTCCGGTAAAGCTTGTCAGTGCCGTCCGTATCAGGCACGTGGACAATCGTCGGTGCGAAATCCTGATCGATGTCCGTGATGCCGATGGCGCACCAGTTCTGGTTCGGCTCCGGCATCTTCGGCACGGTCGGCTGCCATCGCGGCCGCACCATCGCGCCGGGCAAACCGGTCAGCCCGACAACCAACTGCTGAAAGACTGCGTCGAGCGCGGCATCTTCGAGCGGCGGCGACGGCGCGTCCGGCTGGAGATAGCCGACGGTGCTGGAATCGTTCGCCATGTCAGCCTCCCGAGAACGGGATCAGCGCGCACTGCGCGGCCACGAATCCCTGCCCATACGTCGACCAGTCGCGCACGTTGACGACGGTGTATTGCCTGCCCTGCCACGTCACGACGTCGGCGTCGAAGCCGATCTTTCCGTCGATCAGTTGGAAGCGCGTGTGGATCGTGATCGATCCGTCGATGCGCGCGCCGTCCGGGCCGCGCATCAATTGATCGCCGGTGTCGTTCGTGACGACGCCGGAGAACGCCGAAACTGTCGGCGTGTTGACCGCCATGCCATCGTCGCCTACCGTCTGCGCGCTCCGCGTGCATGTCAGCGAGTTATCGACGAAATCCGGATCAGTCAGGAGGTCGGAGACGTCGAGTAGAGGCATGGTCAGGTCTTTTTGCGGACCACGTACGTTACGGAGTTCCGCAACTGTCCGGTGTCCACTAGGGTGTTGGTTCGAGTGACGCCGCGCGCGCGCCGCGCCGCAAGCGTCGAGTCAGCCAGTTTCGGCTGGATGTTGCTGTTGATCTTCGCGCGCGCCGCGTTCTGCCCGATGAGGCCCGCGGAGTGCAGCGTTTGATCCGCCTGATCTTGACCGTTCAGCGCAGCCTTCGCGCCCTTGCCGAGCCGGTCGGCGATGCGGTCCTGCGCGTCCCGCACGCCCGGGACGAGCCAGGGTCGCGCGGGGATATTCGCCCCTGGCGCGCCGTTCTCTTGGATGTAACCGATCTGCGCGTTGCTGATCGGCTCGTCATCCTTGCGCTCGGGCGCGCTGTCGGGGATGCCGACGAGCACGTCCTTCGTCGCTAGATCGCTCACTGCCTTGATGACGGACGCGATACGGTCGCGAGTGACCTTGACGCCGCTCACAATTGCATCCCGCCTGCGCCCATGAGGCGCGCCATGCCGAGGAAACGCGTGCCGTAGGAAGTGAGATTCCAGAAGCCCGCGTCGGCGAGGCTGGCCGCGCCAGTGTCGTAACTGGCGCTGACCTTGTCGACGGCCTTCGACGACATCGGCCCGGAGGATTGCCCCGGAATGCCGCCGCCGGCCGCCGCCTGCTGATCGCGCGCGGCGATCGCGAGATGATGCGCCGTGACGAGCTCAATCCCGATGTTGGTCAACTCGCCCCAGCGGCACTCGTTCACGAGCGACGATCCAACCGTCAGCCACAGCGTGACCAGCGAATCGGGGTATCGCGTCGTGTCGGAGAACTCGGGGAAGTCGGATCGGAATTGATTGGCGTCCACGGTCAAGCCTTCGTCTTGGCGGTCTTCGTCTCGGGCTTCGCGACTTGCGCGTGCGCCTGGACGAACCAGTGATTGGCAGTCGAGTCGTCCACTTCATGCTCGCCGGCCGCGAACTCGCGTTGTTGGCCGGCGGCATCGGTGAGAACGAACGGCTTCTCAACGATGATCTTCGCCATCGTCAGATACCGTCACGGTAGCCGATCGTCTCCGGATACACCACTTCCACCACGCCCAGACGGCCGAAATAGGTCGTCATTTGGCGGATGTCGCGGTATTCCAGCGGCGTGCGCTGCAGCGGCACGAGCGGGAAGCGAACGCGCTCCGGATCCTTCGTGTACGCGACCATTCGGTTCGTGCTCGAAGTGCCGCGGCTCGTCAGCCACTTCGACGGCAGAATCTCCAGCGGACGGCCGTTGATGCTGTTCGACAACGAGTTCATCTTCAGGAACTCGAGCACGCTGATATTGCCGGCCGAACTCACGAGCGTCGAGACGAGGCGCGAGTAGTTCAGCGGGTCGATCAGCAGACGATCCGGGCAAACGGCGTAAGCCGAGGCCGCCCACACGCTGTTCAAGAGTTCGTTGACGTCAGCGAGCTGCTGCGCCGCGGTCGCCGTGCCCCAGCCGCCCGTGACTGCGTTCGAGACGTTCGTCACAGCAGCGTTGTTGACGAGGCCCGTCACGCCGAGCACGGTGTCGCCGATGTAGACCTGCTCATCGACGTCCATGTTGTGCTTCAGGTTCATGCCGGCGAACTTCTGCTGATCCACCGGGCGGCCGAGCTTCTGAGCCGATTCCAGTTCCGGAATCGTCCAGCCGATCTGCATTGCCCAGAGGGTCAACGGGTTCGGCGTCTTGCCGATGTCCAGCGCGATGCCGGCGATTGCCGATGCATCCTTGCCGACCCACGACTTGCCGTTCGGCGATGCGCCACCGGCCGCCGCGAACGAGGAGTTCGTGAACGACGACGTTTCGTCGGCGATCGACACGTCTTCACGCAGGTCGATGTCGCGCGACCAGGTGACCGACGACAGCGGCATGTGCAGACGCTGATCGAGGCGTTCGAGTTCGCCGATCAGGAATGCGCCAGTGCTGTCGATCGTGTGGGAGTCGAACGTCAGCATGCTGTCGCGCGTGCGCGAGCGGGTGATGATCGACGGCGCGCCAGCGATTGCCATTGCCATCGCCAGCGGTTTGATGATTTTGCTCATGTGGTGATGGCCCCTTAGATGTTGAAGGCGATTTCGACGTTGCCGTTCGCGTCGCCCGCGTTCATGAACGTCGCGCCGGTGATGGCGATCGTGTTGGTGGAGTCGGCCGCAGCTTCGATACCGCCGATCGGCTTTCCAGCACCCGCCGTTGCGACGCGCACATAGACCTGACTGCCGAGCGCCGGCGTGCCTGCGTTGTTCTTCACGGTCATGTAGCCGCGGCGCAGGATGTCGGCCATGCCGGTCGTCGGCGGCGTCGACGTGCCGAGCGGGTCTTGCGACGACACGGTCGGATACGGCCGCACGAGCAGGCCGTAGACGACGGCAGCCGTATCACCCGCGCCCACCGGAACGAACTTGCCGCTCGACACCTTGCCGAACAGGCCGTAGCCGGGGAAAGCCGAAGCCGAGTTCAGTACGCCCGGCTCGACGGTTGCTTGCGACTGGCGCGAGATGTCGCCAGGGATGCCCGAAGGCATGCGGAACAGAATTGCGTTGCCCATTAGGCTTCTCCTTACTTGGCGGACCGATCGGCCCAGTATTCGCGGTTGCGTTGGTTGATGTCGGCGACGGTCGAGCGCTTGCCGAAGTCCTTCGTCGGCGCAGCCGATGCGTGCGCACCGCCGTTGTTCTGCGCTTTCATGAGCTCAGAAGCACCCATGAACGTGGCGTTGACCAATGCGACGGGCATCGCCTCGAAGTCGGCCGTCTTGCCACCGATGAACGGGGCGATCGCCGCGCGACCTGCATCGGTCTGGTACGCCAGATCGAGCGCCTTGCGTTGGCACTTGCAGAGCGATGCAGCCTGGTCGGCGGTGCTCGCCTTCGAGTCGAGCGTCGGCAGTTTGATGCCGGGCGACAGGATCTCGGCGCGCGAGAGGATCGTCTTCGCGGAGTCGCCGGTATAGAGATCGACTTCCGACTGGTTCAGCTTGCCAGCCTGTTCAGCCTCGAGGACGTCGTCGCCGGTCTCAGCCGTCTCTTCTTCCTCGTCTTCGTCGTCGCCGTCTGCGTCCTTGGCTTGCGCCTTTACGAGCGTCGCGAGCGAGGCGAGGAGCGCGTCTTGCGCTTCCATGCGCTTCATCAGCGTCTTGAGCAGAGCGGCGTCGCCGGTCTTTTCCTTCTTCTCTTCGAGCTCCTCCGACTCTTCGTCGTCGGTCTCTTTCTTCTCTTCCATCTCGGCTTCCGCGTCCTTCATCAGAGCGCGAAGCTTGTCGAGAAAGGTGGGTTTCTTCTTCATGTCGAGTTCCTTATCGCCTATGGCGCAGCGGCTGCCGCACCGACCGCGCTCAACGAGCGCAACGTGATTGCCAACAATTTCGCGCTGCACTCCGCGCCCTGGCTCTACCTGCTCATACCCCGCGTCGTATCCGCACGAAACCTCGCGCAGACCGGCGCGCACATCATCGATTGCTTTCTGGTTCGTCAGCATCAGATCCGCGAGCAGCAGATCGTTCTCGATACCAGTGCCGCGGCGCACGTTCATCACGGTGCCGACAGCGAGTTGATTCCAGTTCGACGGGTTCACAAAGTCGTCGGGGTGATCCATCGTCACCGCCGCGCCTTCGAAACTGGCGATGGTCTCAGGCCGGAAGACTTCGGCAGCATCGCGCGAGACGCGGATCAGGCCGTCGCGGCTCGGCTCGACCGGCACTTCACCGGCGCCGTAGAGCATTTCTCCAGTCCGCGCGATCGGGACGTCATGGCACACGAGGAATCCGGACGGCGTCACGGACTGCTTCGGGCCGAGTGTTTCGACGGTGTAAAAGCGCATATCAGTCAGGAATGACCGGTTCCGGATAGCACCGGCAGTTGTAGATCTGGCCGGCGTGCGTGACCGTGCCATCGGATAGCCGCGGTGGCGTATCCCATCGCACGTACTTGCCGTTCATCTCGCGGTGCGAGTGGCGCACGTCCGAGTCGTTCGACGTCCGCCAGATGTAGCCTTCAGAGCCGATGTGCTCGGCGCGCGCCTGCGTCAGCACTGAGGCGGTGCGGGCGACCTCGGTCCGCGCGATCAGGTTGGCGCGGTTCTTCGAGACCAGGCCAGAGCGCTGGATCTCTTTCGAGATCTCCTTCGCGCGCGTGCTGTCCTCGATGCCTTTCAGCGTCAGGTCGTGCACGCGTTGCGCGGCGTCGAGCGGCAGGCTCTTAATCAGCGTCACCTGCTCGGCGAGCAGCGCGCGCATGATCTCGCCAGTCGGCGCCGTGCGCAGTTCTTCGCGCAGCGCGCGCGACATTTCTTTCGCCTGCTCAGCCCACGCAGCCTCATCGCGCCGGTTGACGTCGAACAGCATGCGCGCGGCGGTCGCCTCGGCCCACGGCGTGAGCGCTTCGGCGTAGCGCCGCAGCATGTCGGTCATCGTCGGCACGACGGACGGATCGCCCGGCGGGAACCCGTTGATCAGATCGCCGACTTGTTGCGCGACGCGGCGCAGCTTTAGCGCGTATTGCGTTTCCGCTCTACGCGTTTGCGGCTGGCTGCTCCGGCTCCGGCTGCGTTTCTTGTCCTGCGTTCGGAGCATTGGGGTCAATCTCGGTCAGGTCCGGCAGTTCGTCGTCGGCCTCGTTGATCATCTCGTCGGTGATGTTCGACCAGACGCCGGTGATGTGGCTCGACTGGCGCAACTCCTTCAGCGCGGTCTGCTGACTGATCAGGCCGTCGTCGTACGCGCCGGTGACTGTCTGCGTCGTCTTCTGCGCGATGTCCGCCTTCTCGCTGTCGGACAGTTGCCACAGCGGGTTGAACCCGAACTGGAAACCTTCCGGCGGCTCGATGCCTAGCTCAGAGCGCACGATCACCTCAAGCAGGCGCGTCAGCGGAAGGCGAAGCCTGCGCTCTTGCTGCTGCTTGATGTTGTCGTAGTAGTTGCGGACGTCCGACTCGCCGGTGCTGTTGAGGCCGGCCGGCGACTGACCGAACAGACGAACTAGCGGAATTCCGGTCGCGCCGGAAAGCTGCTGCCCGAACTGCAGAAGCACGTTGTCGAGGCCAGAAAACGAATACTGGTGAGACTCGAACTTGTCCTTCGCGTCGATGAGGGTGATCCCCTCGTTCGACTGGAAGCGCCGAATCATCTCGACGTTCTTCAGCAGAGCCTCGAGCGCAGGGCCGCCCATGCCGATCACTTCGCGCAGGCCATCGACAGCGAGCGTGCGCAGATGCGCCTTGTAGACGAGCTGCGCCGCGCCGGCCGTTGTGCTGTCGAAGGCGATCAGCCGATCGAACAAGCGCTCAACGACCGATTGGCCCCACAGGTTTTCGCTGATCTTCTGCCAGTACGGTAATTCGACGCCGTCGAGCCGGATCACGCGGCTGTAGTGGATGCGCTGACGCGCGAGCGCCATCGAATCCGCGACGATGTCGTAAAACTTCGGCTGCCCGAGATCGGGGCCGAAATCGGTCACGAGATCGTTGAGCGACGGCTGAACAAGCCACCGGTCGAGCACGAGAATGCCCTTGAACTGATCCTGTGCGATCGAATCCAGCTTCAGCGGCGTACGCATGTTCTGGCCGTCGATCATCATCACGCCGATGGCGCCACCGTAGAGGCGCGACCACTTGACCGTGTCGTTGATGCGATCCCAGATCGCCATGCGCTCGAACGCCGCATGAATCTGGTCCATCTGATCCGGCGGCAGGTCCGATTCGATCTCGATGCCCGCGCGCGTCATGTCGTCGGCGACACAGTCCACGACCGCGCCCACAACCCACGACGAGCGATACATCGCTTCGAGTTGGATGCGATTCCGACTGATGAAGTCGAATCCGTATCCCGAGCCGGACGTTTGGTTGTTCGTGCCGTAGCCGACGCGCGCTTCGAAGTTCTGGAAGCTGTCGCCGGCCACCCATCGCTTGGCAGTCTCTGCCTTTGCGACGCGCGCGACCGTATTTCCTCGTTTGCGTGTCATGTAAGAAAAATCCTTGCTTGCCACGCGGGAGGCGTCAGCATGTTTAACCAGCCAGCCTCGACCAGACGTCGAGCGCACCGGCGTTCGGCGGGAAGCACATCACGAAGGCGTCAGCCAAGTTCGGAGACGGCACCGGGCCGCCCTCGCGGTTCGCCTTGGCGAGATCCTTTTTGCTTTCCACCTTCACGCGCCCGTTCTGGTCGTAGTCGCGCTTCGGCGTTGCGAGCTCATCAATCAGGCGGTCGAGGAACGGCGTCTCGCTGGAGATGCTGATAAGTTGGTCGTCCGAGAACTTCTCGCCGTTGCGCACCGCGTTGAATGTGTTGCGGAAGCGGTCAGCGACCAGCCACCACGCCTGCGCCTTGATGTTCGAGAACATGTCGCCGTTCTTGATGCCAGGCTGATAGTTCCGATCTGGCTCCCACACGGCGCCGCCGGCGTTGAACTTGTCGTAGCGCACCATGAAGGTTTCGCCTTCCGCGCGCCGCGCCTCGTTGATCTCAGCGAACTTGGAGCCGGCAGTTGCACCGACGCCGATCGAGTCGTAGGTGACGGCGGCCTCGCGCTCCTTCGCAGCGTTGTACGTCCGCTTGCACGACTTCATCAACTCATCTTCGCCAGCCTTCCATTCGTCGACCCAGTCGACTACGGAGCCGTGTGCATAGACGTTTGCGCACTTGTCCGAGCCGCTGTCTGCGACGTCGAAGCCAATGCGCTTGATGCCGCGCGCCTCGAAACCGAGCACCTTGTGCGCGTCGATCGCGGCCATGATCCAAGAGCGCTTGATGATCGATCCTTCGTCGTCATCGCGCGGCACACCCAGATAGATGTGCTCGAAGTCCTCGTAATCCTCAGCCTTGGCCGCCTCGATCAGCTCGAGCATCGTGCCGGAGAGGAACGGGTTCTCCGTATAGTTGATTTGCCGGACGATCGTCTTCGGCGGCGGATTCTTGACGAACCGCTTGTAGACAAAGTCCGTAGAGAGCTTCGGGTTGAAGATGATCCAGAACTGCGAGCCGGATTTCCGCAGCGTCGGGTTCAGGATTTCCCACTGTTCCTCGGTGAGGTTGTGAGCCTCCTCGATCCAGCAAACGTCGATGCCTTCGAGCGATTTGATTTCATCGATCGAACGCCACAGACCGTAGAACAGGAATTCGCTTCCCGTAACCCGGTTGATGATCTTGTCACGCTGGATGTCGAAGCGATCCAACATGCCGAACCGCTCGATCTGCACCTTCAGCAGCGAATAGACCGACTCCGCGATCTTGTTCTGGAACTGCCGCGCGCAGAGGAAACGGATCTTGTACGTGTTCGTCAGGAACACGGCGAAGCCCGCCGCATCCCATGACTTTGAACTCGCCCGCCCGCCGTGCAGCACGCGGTTACGCGCCGGAGCCAACCAGAACTTGCGTAGCGCCGGGTTAAGCGTCGCCCTCTTCGTCTGAGCCTGCATAGAAGTGATCCAGCCCCGCGGGCGCTTCGGTTCCGCCGCCGTCGTGCGCGCCGGTGATGCCGTACGCCTCACGCTCCAGGCCGATCAAGGTTTTGAGCGTCTCCGAAAGCTGCTTCATGCTGCTCACGCGGCCAGTGCTAGAGATGACCTTCTGATAGAGGTCGTTCCGCTTGTCGTTGCCACGCTCATCTGGCGAGCGGAGCATTTCGCCGAGCTGCTCGAACAGTTCGCGGTTCTCGGTGACGCTCTCCAGTTCTCCGAGCAGCGCCATCGCCAGGCGGCGAGAGCGCGCGATGTCGGAGCGATGAGCCAGCCGAATATTCGCGATGACCTCGGCATTACCCTCGACGATCACCCTGTCGGTTACCGCCTGTTCGTTGGTAACCTCAGTGGTAACCGTGCGCGTGGTAACCAGCGCCTCAGCCTTTGCCTGTATGCGTTTGGCGAGATCGCGGTCCCATCCGTCACGCTTGGCGCGCTTCGAGATGGCAGCGTGCGAAATACCTTGGGAGGCGGCGATCTCCCGCACCGACAGGACGCCGGCCCGGTAATCCGCTTCAATGCGCTCCCAGTCCGGCGCGGCCTTCTTTTGCTGCGCCATTGCGAATTCTCAAAAAGAAACGCCCGCCCGGAGTTACCCGGCGCGGGCGCAAACCCTCTGACGAGGACTGGAGGAGACTACGAGGATTCAGATTTCCGGCAGCAGCTTGCGCAGTCGATCGAATTTCGCATCGAGATGAGCGCGGGCGTCTGCCGACAAGACGCGGATGTTGCCTACGAACCGCTCCAGGCTGTCGACGATCGCATGCATCTCAATCGCATCTTCGCCCGGCGCTTCAGCATAGCCCTTTGGGTCGTACCACTCGGTGCTGCTGGGTTCTGCGGACATGACTATCATCCCTGGAAAACTGCACAGATTGCGCCGCCGAGGCCAGTCGGGCACCCAGCGTTCGGGCAGACGTAGCCCATAACCTCGCCGAGCTTCAGCCCGCACTTCACGCACCAGGGGAGCGGAAGCTGGTACGGCTCGGGATATGGCAGCGGCTGCGTCGCCGGCTTTGCCTCAAACGGCCCGAGCACGCGGCGTGTCGCGTCTCTCCTCTCAAGCTCCGAGACGCGGCGTTCGAGATCGGCGATACGCTGTTCTGCGTCAGACATGCGTTGCTCCTACTTCACTGCGAAGAACGCCGACGCGTCGTCGAGCGCCCGAGTCCAAGCGTGCGTCATGCGCGCGCAGGCGTTGAGCCAGATGCTGATGCCTTCGAGCACGTCTTCGACGTCTAACATGGCGCGCCTCGCAACTTGCATCAAAGGGAAATGCGACCTAGGCTCGAAGAGCCTACCGCGCGCCACATAGCCACATCACAGATGAGCCATCTCGTCCGGGTCGTGACACTTCCTGCCATCGTAGATCGGCTGATCGCACCAGAAGCATCGATTGGGCGAGATACGCGAGAAGTATCGATTCGACATTGGGCGAGAGCTTGAACCGCGTCTTCCGGAGTTGGATTCGCGGGGCGAGCGGAAGGGGTTGCGCTCTCATGCGCGCTCACTGCCCCGTATGTGATCCGGGTTCCTGCCCTGAGCAGAAAGCGCACATCAGAACGCAAAAAGCCCGCTCAGTGGCGGGCTTCTCTATCGACGACTATGCCTCCCATTCCGGGAAGCTAAGATCACGCACAAGGCGGCAGATAGTCATCTCGAACAACGGTAGATCTCATTCTACCGCCGTTTCTTCTCGTTTACAACGCATATCAGACACATTCTTGAACAGCGCATCAGCAGTCTTCAGCGCAGAGATATTCCGGCTCAGCGCCGTGCGCGCGTCGGCCAGTATCAATTCCAACTTTCGTCCTCGGATGTTTGCCTTATGCGTCTTGAACATGCGGGTCTGCACCTGCTGAGGGCTCATGTTCCAGACCCACGTGTATTTGAGCACCCACTTGAAGATGTGATTCGGCAGCATCGCCCACGCGCGCTCGACGAGCCATCCATCCGCCTCGTCCTTAGTCATCGCGGGCGTGTCGAGCGTCTTGCCCGAGTCTCGGATCGCGACGTAGAGCTTCGCCCACGCTGCGCATTCGCCAGACTGGAAACGCGGCGAACGCACCACGCGGCCCCAATTCGCCAACCGCTCGTCCATCGTCTTAAATTCCATCAAGCCCCCGTATCGTATTGCCTGCACCTGCGGCTTTTCCACTCGTCCCGCCAATGCTTGTCGCGGAAGCGTTTGCACGCCATGTAAGAGACGTCGAACACCCGCTGTTCAACGAAGTGGCGACAGCCGCGACACGTGCGCGACTCACGTTCTTCAATGATCACAGCCGGGTCTCGATAGTCACCGCGCCGCATGCTTTTCTCTCATTTAGGACGCCTACATTTTACTTGAATTATCGTATGTAATCAATTGATTCTTATGAATTTACGACCTCAATTCGCTTCCAGTTTTGCCCAAGCCGAACGGCTCGTATTGTCGAACTAGCGACGCCGTATTCTTTCGCGAGAAGTATTGAGTTCTCCGGCCGCACGCGTATCGCATCTACCTGAGCCTGGGTGAGCCGAGCCTTTCCTGATCGCTCTCCATGCGACGACGTGCCATGCTGGATTCTGTCCGCGCTGTTTGCAGCCACAGTGTCCCAGCGCAGGTTTCCGATAACAGGATTGAGGCGGTTTCCATCGTTGTGGCATGCCTGCAAGCCATCCGGACGAGGTCCTACAAACGCAGATAGCACTAGCACGTGAACGGCTATCTTTCTCGCGGTCTTACCAGCACTGAGGTTCACGTAGAGGTATCCGTTCCTGTCAACGAACGGCGAAAGTTCACGTCCCTTCCACGTTTTCAGGCCCTGCGTTGTCAGCCTAGAACGCGTGAATGAGCGCACGCGTCCGCGGTTCGACACCTCGTAAAGTGCCTCATACTCGGGCACCGGCCTCCATACTTCATCCATTGAGTTCCCCGATAGTCAGTGCCAACAGATCCATTTCATCGACACGCGCCCGTTTGAGCGCTTCGCGGTCGCCATGCACACCATGCTTGCCGCGGTGATGTTCTGGACAAAGAGGGACGGCCAACCAGTTTTCCGCGCGCTGCGCCATTCCCTGCCCCTCGCGCACGTGGTGGATTTCGGCCGGCGTTTCCCCGTATCCGATGACCTTGCAGAGCACGCAACCGATGCGCGCCACGCGATCTAGGTATCGCTTTTCGCTTTTCGTCACCGATCGAACTCCACACCGAGCTCGCCTGATCCATATGCTTGCACCTGCTCGATGAATTCCGAGAACTCGCCGACGCTCATCTGCGTCGTGGACTTACGCCGGGTGACGATCTCGCCATCGGGCAGCACCAGCTCGTCGAGCACGCCGAACTTGCGCGCGAAGAACTCGTGCCACGCGTCCTTATCGAACTGGCGGCCGTCGACCCATGCCTTCTCGGCGATTTGCTTCAGGATGCCGCCCCAGTAGAAGCGGTTCTGCTGCGCGTTGCGCTGCTTCTCTTCGGCAGTGACAATCACGCGGAGCGGCTCGCCGCGCTCGGCGTACGCGCCGCAGTTAGCCTTCAGGAACGCGACGAGGTGATGCCCGACGCCTGGCGTGTGCATCAGGAACTCGCGGTATAGGATTGGCGTGCTCACCCTTTTCTCCTCAGTCGATCCCATGCTTCAGCGTCGATCGGCCCCTGCTCGTGCAGATACCGCATCTCGACGACCGGACCCTTCGCCGCGAGAAGCGCCGCCTGCGCGGCCTGCCACGTCTGCCAGTGCTTCTCTTTCACCGTAGCGAGGAGGCAGCCACCGGCCGCCTCGTAGAACGCGTCGAATTGCTCGCGCTCGGTCATTGCTCGCTCCCATGCTGAGAAAGAGCCGCCATCGCGGCGATGCAGAGAACGCCCCACAGGACGGGAAAGAAGAGGCTCATGGCGTCTGCGTTCGCGGCGATCATTGCGTCACCTTCGATTGAGCGAGAGCGGACCAATCCTTGCGCTTGATTCCCAGCGCAATCCAGAGAGGGTCGAAGTTGTCGGCGATCATGCGGCCTCCTGCACGTAGATGCGGCTCTGATAGCGGCCCTTGCTCGGCTTCGGCGTCTCTTGGCCCATGACCTGCGCCATTGCGACGGCAAATACGTTGCCGATCCGCTTCCCTTCCTTGATGCGCTTGTTGACGTAGCGAGTGCGGTTGTATTCCTGCTTCGTCTTGGCGCTCGGACGCTCGGCATCGGGCAAGTTTCCGAGCCCGTAGACGGCGATGTAGCAGCCACCCGGACGGCTGCGGCGCCAATCCTGAATGTGGATTTTTCCGGCCTTCTTCGCATCGGCGATAAGATCGCTAGCGTGCTTGAGCGTGCAGGCGTACTTGTTCGAGATGTCGCGCGAGCTGAAGGTGTAGCCTCGATCCATCTCGGCGAGAACCATCTTCAGAATCACTGACTTTGCACGCCGGTTCATTTCCGGACGCGGCCCGAGCTTCAGAGCCCACACGCGCGTCAGGATTGCCCGCTCGCTGCGCCCCGGCAAAAGATCGATGCATTCCTTGATCAGTCGCTCGCTCGACCACATGTCGCGGACGATTTTGTCCTCCGCTTTCGACCACACTTTTCCGCCCGCCATTTCATCTGCTCCTCGTAAGACACTCAATCGCTTCGGTCGCCGTCTCAACCACGTACGCTTCGCCCTTCCATGCCCCGAACCACACTGCCTCGTCATCCGTGAGCTTTCGCTTGCTTGGCGGCTGCTTCGGGTCTTTCACCTCCAGCAGGACGTTTCGCCCTGCCAGCGCCGCCAACAGATCCGGACATCCCTGCCCGACTGCATGCAGGTGTTGAACGCTCGCCCCGATTGCCCGGAGCGCCTTTACGATCTCTGCCTGATTCCCATCGACTCGTGCCGCTCGCCTCAATCAAAACCCCTCGTGCGTGAAGACTTCGTTACCGTTGCAGTCGGCCATGCGCCCGAGTGGTTCTCGAACCGCATGAACTCGCCGCGATAGGTCAGCGGAATGTCGCCGGTGCGGCCGTGGCGGAACTTCGCGACGCGCAGTTGCGCGAAGCCGAAGAACTGCTCGCCGCAGTCAGGATTCGAGATTTCCTCGCGGTGGATGAACATCACGGCGTCGGCGTCCTGCTCGATGGAGCCGGAATCACGCAGGTCCGAGAGCATCGGCTGGCGGTTGCTTCGTTCCTCGACCTTCCGGTTGAGCTGCGCGAGCGCGATGATCGCGACGTTCAGTTCCTTGGCAAGCGCCTTCAGGCCGCGCGAGATCCCTTCGATCTCGGCATTGCGGTTTGCGCCGTCGCCCGTCATCAGTTGCAGGTAGTCGACGATGATCACGTCGAGCCCGGCCTTGCGCTTCACGAGACGCGCCTTGGAACGCACGTCGAGCATGCGCAGCGCAGCCTGGTCGTCGATGTAGAGATTCAGATCCTTGATCTTCATCGTCGCGGCCGTGACGCGGTTCCAGAACTCGTTGTCGTCTTCCGGAGCCTGCATCACGGTGTCGAGCGGCACGCGGCCGAGCGAAGCGATGTTCCGGTCGTGGATCTCCGACTCGGGCATTTCCATCGACAGGAAGAGCGCGCTGTGATCGACGGCGACGTGAGTCGCGATGTTCAAAGCCAGTGCCGTTTTTCCCATGCCCGGACGCGCGGCGAGGATCACAAGCCAGCCGGGACGCAGCCCGCCGTTTAGTTGACGGTCGATGTCGTCGAGTCCAGTCGAGATGACGCGGTCGGAACCAGTCGAGCGGCGCTCGAGCGCGCTGATGTGATCGACCAGCCCTTGCGCGGCCAGCTTCGGCTCGCGCTTAATCGTTGCCTCGCCGAGCGCCTCGAGCTTTGCCGCCGCGCGGTCGATCAGCACGCCAGCGCTATCCGGCGTCGCACCGACCGAATCCTGAATTTCGGCAGCCACCGAAAGCAGGCCGCGCTTCTGCGCGCGGTCGCGGACGATCTCGGCATAGCGCGCGATGTTGGCGGAGCTCGGCGTCGACTGAGCCAAGTCGTTCAGATACTTGAGGCCGCCGACGTCTGCCGCGCGCCCTTCTGCGTTAAGCCGCTCGAACACGGTGATGACGTCGGCGCCGATTCCCGACTCGATCATCTTCACGATCTGGACGAAGATCGCGCGGTGGTCGCCGCGGTAGAAGTGCTCGGCGCGCAGATCGCCCATGCGATCGATCGCGTCGTTGTCGATCAGCAGCGCGCCGATGACGCTCTGCTCGTGCTCGATGCTGTGCGGGGTGGCCCGCTGAATGTCGTTGGCGCTCATGCGGCCTCCGCGTCGTGGAATCGGCCTTCACGGATCTTCGCGAAGTTCTCAGCCTTGCAAATCCAGTCGAGGCCAGGCGTGAACGGCTTGCGATCGCCGGACGTTGCGCGGCCAGTCAGAAACTCAGACTTGGCGATGTAGCCGAAGAACCGGCGCCACCATTCGAGGCTTTGGCGCTTCTGGTCTTCGTTCCAGCGGCAGCGGAGATGCTCAGCGCGCGCAGCGGTCCAATCGCGGATCATCGGGCTTGCAGGCAGAAGCTCGTGATACAGGGCGATGATTTCCTGATGCGGGCAGGAAGGCTTGGACGACTTCGAGCGCTGCTCGGGCTGGTCGTCAGCCGGGCTGGCGACAACCAACCCGATAGGGTTGGTAAGGTTTATCTCTTCTCTAATCTCCTCTTCTCTGTCGTTGCATTGCGTTGCATCGCGTTGCATGTCGTCCCCGATCGTCTCGACGTGTTTCTTTCGTTCACGATGGATGCGACTGCGTTCGGTGCTGGAAAGCGCGCCAGTATTGGGATTGCCGGAATCTTCACGTTTCGGCTGACGGTTCTCCCAGCCAGCAATGCGACCGTCGATGAGCAGCTTTTTCTCGACCATCGCATCCCAAACCTTCTGAGCAGAGCCGTCATCGAGGCCGAGCAGGACGTCGTAGTCGTTGCAGTCGAACGATGCAACGTTGCCGCGCGTTGCATCTGCGTTGCATTGCGTTGCATTGCTGCCGCATTCGAGAAGGCACGCCCAAACCGAGATCACGATCGGGAGAGACTGACCACTGCGGCGCGCCACCCACTGGAACTTCGGGTCTGTGACGGTGCCATGCCACCAACGGAACCAATCCATGTCAGGCTCCGACCGCGACGAGCGCTTCATTCAGGCGAGCCAGGCGCTCGTCATTGAGCGCCTTGATCTCGCGCTTCAGTTCTTCGCAGAGCCGCACGCGGGCATCGCGCGCGTCGCACACAGTCATGCGGTGGCAGAGTTCGCGGATGTGCGCTTCGCGCTGGGAGTCGCGGTTCGGCGTCATGGTTAAGCCTTCGAGCGTTCGAAGAGCTCGCGCTGCGCCTTCGTGGGCAGTCCGAGCAGTTGTTGGTCGTGGCCGGTGTAGATGCACTCGACCGAGCCGCGCACGGCCAGACGGCCGGCGTCCTGCAGCTCGCGAGCGACGCGGCAAACGCTGGAAAGAGGAATGTGAGCTTGGCGCTCGATCTCGTGACGCGTGAGAAGCGTCTCTTCGTTTTCGAAGAGCGCCATCACGATCTCGTTCTGCGTCGAGCGCTTGGCGACGCTGATGCGGTGGAAAGCGACGTGCTGAGTTTCGGCAACACGTCGGCCGCTGCGTCCGCTGTACAACTGGTTCATGGGCCAACTCCAAGCGGCACTGCCGCGTAGGACAACTAAAAGGAGAAAATAGAAGGCGCCCCGTTGGCGACTTTTATTTGCTTCTTTCTCGCGTCTTCGTATTGAGACGCTTAGTTTTAGGCCCCGCCGTTCCCCGCTCTATTTCTTTCAAAAGCCACTACAACCGGGTGAGACACACCAAATGCTGAGCGAAGCACGTGGTACCCGATGAATTCCTGAATCGACACACCCATCCGAACGGCGTCGAGCGCAAGCTTTTCCAGTTCTGCAACAGGAATCTGTGCCGGAAGGACGGTATTGCCGACAGTCATGCGTGCTCCGCGATCCCCATTACGGACTCTTGGGAAGCGACAGAGACGAGGTTCTTCGGCAAAGTGCCAACTGTGCCAAAGAGAAACAGCCGGGTTACCCGTTCGAGCGCGCCAGAAACGTGCTCGATGCCGTTTAACGCCATGTAGGCCAGAAGACCCTCGTAGGTGTCATCGTCAAGACGCGTCTTGACTTCGTTCGGTGCTCGGCGCGACATGCTTTACCTCCTCAGTTAAGAAAAAGAACAACGATGAAACTCACTCAGAAGCGCGTGCGCTCCATGATGAGAACCCGCAGACAAAATCAGTCAGGCAGCGACTTTGGCCCGATCTCGCATAAGGCGACGGTGCAAGGCGACGAGCTTCCGCCCCTTCTCGTACCCGAAGGTCTTTTGTCTGGTTTGCCTCAGAACGTGGTTGACGGATGCCTGAGAAGCGCCGATGTTGACGGCGATCTCGGTTTGCGTCAGGCCCGCGTCGAGGCAGTCGCGGATGAGTTGGCTCCAGTTCATGAGCGTCATATTAGCACGCTAATAGGCGGTGTCAATAGCTATCTACTTGAGAAAACTAATATGATTCGCGCCATGAGCATAGGTGACCGAATCCGTCAATTAAGGGAAAAGGCCGGACTTTCCCAGTCAGATCTCGCAATGAAAGCGGGCGTATCGCAAGGTACGATCAGCCAACTCGAGAAAAACCCCAATCAGAAGACGAAACACCTAGTCGCCATCGCGCGCGTCCTAGATTGTTCCGTCGATTGGCTCGAGAAAGGAACCGGCCCGATCGAGCGCCCCAAGAAGGTAGCAATCGTCCCGGACGAATCGGACGAGTTCATTGCAATAAGAAAAGTCGTGTTCAGAATCAGCGCTGGTGTAGCAGGCTTCGCCGTCGATTTCCTCGACGATGGTGACGGAGCGCCCCTTTTCTTCCAGAAGGCGTGGTTCGACGCTCGCGGTTACAGCCCGGACGAGCTGTACGCGATCAAGGTCCGTGGCGCCAGCATGGAACCCTCTCTGACTGACAGCGACACGGTTGTCGTGAACACCGCTGACAAAGAGCCGACCGACGGCGACGTCTTCGCCGTCAACTACGATGGCGAGCTCGTAATAAAGCGGCTAGTGCGCGACGCCGGTGACTGGTGGCTGTCTTCCGACAACCTGGACGCTCGGCGGTATCCGCGAAAGCGGTGCGACGACAACACGTTCGTTCTAGGCCGGATCGTCCACAAGCAGAGCGAACGCATTTGATTGGCACGGCAGCAGCGCGGCGGGGCCAATCCACATAACAACCAAATCTAAGATCGCGCGGACGCGAAAGCGCGACCAGCACACCTCCCTTCCAAGCCCGCCCTGCGCGGGCTTTTTGTCGCTTTCGTACGACGGTAGGCAAAAGTTAGACGTTTGTTTGTATCCATCCGTAAATTCTTCGCTTCGAAAGAAGCCCTGCCGGTGGCATTTTTCTGGCGCCCCTCTGTTTCGCTGGATTCGCTAAACGCGGCGAATTGTTGCGCTCAGCACAAAGTTCAGCAGCCGCTAAAATCAATTATTAGTTTGCTATTGACGCGTTCCTATTAGCCGTCTAATATTCGTTCATGCGCCGAACGAACAGCGCAACGCCACAAGTGGCGACGCTCTTTAACACGACTGGAAACGATAGAACACGCCGATGGCTCTTCGGAGCGGCTAGGCGCAGGACGTAACCCTCGACTCCTGATGAAAGACCCGAGGCTATTCACGCGGCGCCTGGCTGACAGATTCAGCTATAGAACGCCGCGTGAATTGAACTGTTTTACCAGTGTGCGTTCATCGAGCGTGCACCGATAAAACACGGAGGACGACATGTCCACATTGGCGAAGGATCTGATCGAACTGGTGAGGCTCTCGCAAGGCGGCGCCGGCGCGCTCACGCAGCATCTGTTGCGCGAGATCGCGATCAACATCATCGCACCAGGCGTGCGAGACCAACGGGAAGGAGGTTGAGATGGGAGCAGTAACCCCTTTCCTTGCGACGCGAGCCGGCGAGTTCGTGATCGACAAGGAGCTTGCAGCACTTGACCGCGACGAGACCGCAAGCCTGAACCGCGGCGAGTACGTGAACAAGCGGTCCGATGAGATCTACCAGAAGCGGATCTCGAACCTGAGCGACGAGGATTTCATCATCGCGCTCGAGCGAATCACGACGCTTCGAACTGAAGTCGCGCTGCTGAAATACAAGGTCTTCTCAGACGAAACGAAACTCGGCTCCGAGCTGCGCGGAATGATCAAAGCCGCCCTTCTCGGCGACAGCATCGACATCGCGATCACCGAGTCGAACGCACTCTGAATTTGCAGTAGCGAGCGACAGTGCATTGACTGATGAGCATTCAAAGAGTGCTTATTTTTCAGTGTATTGCGATTAGTACTACTAAAACCTAACGCCCTGCTCAGTCTGGGGCTGGAGAACAAGATGGAAGCGAATCAACTGACAGTGATTCAGCGCGCGGCTGTCGCGCTGGGCGCAGCCGAGCACGAACGGAACATGATCGCGCTGTCGACGAAATACGCCGATCTGGTCGAGATCAAAAACGCGCCGGCACGCGATCAGGTTCATTCGGCCTATATGGAACTGAAGAACACGCGCGTCGCGATTCAGAAGGCAGCGAAGGACGCTCGCGAGGATGCGAACCAGTTCTCGAAGGCAGTGATTGCCGAGGCAGAGCGACTGACGTCCATCACTACGGCCGAGGAAGTTCGTTTGCAGGCTCTGAGAGACGAATGGGACGAAGCGCGCGAGGCTGAGAAGCGCGAGAAGGCAGAAGCAGAGGCCAATCGCGTCGCGGAGATCAAGGCGAAGATCGAAGCCTTCATGCTGAATGCGGTCACGGTGGCGTCGAAGTCGGCCGCAGAAATCGCCGCGCACGCCGACAGCCTCGACAAGATGGAGATCTCCATCGACGAGTTCGCTGAGTTCACCGGCGAGGCGCAGGCTAAGCAATACCAGACGGTCAAGTGGCTGCGTGAGCGGCACGCCGACGCGGTCGCGAAGGAGGCTGAAGCCAAGCGTCTTGAAGACGAACGCGCTGAACTCGCCCGACTGCGCGCCGAGCAGGAAGAGCGCGAGCGCAAGGCTGCAATCGCCCGCGCCGAAGAGGAGCGCCGAGCACGCGAGATCCGCGAGCAGGAGGAAGCCGATCGACGCGAAGCGCAGCGCCGTGCTGACGAAGCGCTCCGCGCAGAACGCGAAGCGGCAGAAGCGAAGCTCCGCGCCGAGCGCGAGGCACACGAAGCCGAGATGCAGGCGCAGCGCGACGAGATTGCGCGGCAGCAGGCAGAGATCGCAGCAGAGCGGCGCAAGCAGGAAGAGGAATCCGCGGCTAAGCGTCGGGCCGAAGAGGCAGCAGCGCGCGCAGAAGCCGATCGAATCCGTGCCGAGCAAGACGCCAAGATCGCCGAGCAGAATCGCCGAGAGCTCGAACAGTTCATCGAGAACGGCCCGAGCGCAGACGACATCGTCGACGTGCTCGCCGCGCATTACGACGTCGAGCGAAAGCATGTCTTCCGCTGGCTACTGAATCTCACCACTGAAAGCATCCCCGCGTAAATCTACGACGCCCGACAGAGTCTCGGGCAAGGAGAAATCATGTCTGACCTGATCCCGGCACAGTCCTTTGACCTGTCGCCCAAGTCGCTCGATGAAGCGCTGAAGTTCGCCGATTACCTCGCCGACTCCAGCATCGTGCCGAAGGACTTCATCGGCAAGCCCGGAAACATCCTCGTCGCCATCCAGTGGGGTATGGAGCTCGGCCTGAAGCCGATGCAGGCGATGCAGAACATCGCCGTCATCAACGGCCGCCCGTCGCTCTGGGGCGATGCCGTGCTCGCGCTGGTCCGTGCGTCGCCGCTCTGTGAATACGTCTACGAGACGTTCGAGAACGGCACCGCGACCTGCCGCGTGAAACGACGCGGCGAGGAAGAGCAGCTCCGGACGTTCGGCGAGGCTGATGCCAAGCAAGCCGGTCTGATCGGTAAGCAAGGGCCATGGGCGCAATACCCGAACCGCATGAAGCAGATGCGCGCGCGTGCGTTTGCGCTGCGCGACGTCTTTCCTGACGTGTTGAAGGGCATGCCGATCGCCGAGGAAGTCGGCGACTACATGGAAGAGAAGGACATCACGCCGCGCGGAAAGCCGTCACCTACGCAGATCGCTCAGAACGCCGCGCAGTCGTCGCGCCCGGAACGCACCGAACACCACGAGAAGATCATCAAGCAGCTCGAGGCGGTCGCGAAACAGTTTGGCTTCGAACCGTTTAAGGAAGAGTGGTCGAAGCTGCCGCGCGAAGATCGCGCCGCGATCGGCCTCGAAGAGCGCAACCGCATTGGCAACCTCGCGAATGCGACGCCGGTCGAGCCGATGCAAACGCAGCGCGAACCGGGAGTGGACGATGAGTGAGCAAATAGAACAGCGGACCGAGCAATGGTTCGCGCAACGCGCGGGGAAGGCTACGGCCTCTCGCTTCATCGACGTGGTCAGCCTGACAAAGGCTGGCAAGCCAACGGCAGGCCGCGAGCGCTACATGCGCGAGATCGTGTTCGAACGACTGAGCGGAACGCCGAAGCACTCGGTCGGCGCGCTGTCGCTGAAGTGGGGAACGGACGTCGAGCAGTTCGCTCGCGAGGCATACGAAGTTGAGTCGGGCGACGTCGTGAGCGAAACCGGCTTCGTGACGCATCCAGACTATCCGTTCATCGGCGGATCGTGCGATGGACTGATCGGCGACGACGGGATCATCGAAATCAAGTGTCCGCACGACGAGCAGGTTCACATCGAAACGTGGCTGAACGGCATGTCGCCGGATCACCGTCCGCAAGTGCAAGGAAACCTCCTCGTGACGGGCCGCAAGTATGCGGTCTTCATCAGCTACGACCCGCGGCAGAACGAACGCTTCCGCCTCTACCACCAGCGCATCGAACGCGATGACGCATATATCGATGGCGTGCTGCTGCCCGGCCTCCTGCAATTCAATGCCGAGGTCGAGCAGATGATCGCCGAACTGAACCGCCGAGCAGCTTGAGGTCGACATGAGCGAGATCGCCAACAAACGCGCGCTTCTGGAAAGCGCGAACGCACTGGTCAAGACGAATCAACCGACGATTGAGCACCTGAGCGCAGTTGCGGACGCTCTCGCTCGTGTCGCCAGCGACCTTATCGGCGCGGATTGCACGGCACTCCTGCGCGTGCGCCGTGGCGCCGTCGAGGCAGCAATCGAACGACTCGGGAGCGCATCGTGAGCGCCGTGGAAATCAGAAAGGCAGCCGCGCTTCAGAGCGCCGTGCTCGTCGTCTCCGTCGTCGGCTTCACGACGAGCGTCATCGTCTTCCTCTCTCCGGGGATTCTGCAATGAAAACGCCCGCACGAAACATGGATCTGCGCCACGTCGACACGTCCGCTCTGCTCTCGCCGTCCGAACGCCTCGCCGCGCGCAACGCCGGACGTCTGCAGAAGCTTCCGCGCCAGCCGATCAAGGTCGCAATCGGAAAGCTCTGGGTTCCCCCGAGCGTCGCCCGCCAGTTCGCCTACTTAAACGTCGGCGCCAAGTAACTCCCGAAGGCTCTCACCTATGACCGGCTATCTCGCCATCGCAGCGATGTGGATCTTCTTCGCCACCCTAGTCTGCTTGTTCATACACGGCGCGAAGAAAACGAAGCGCTCCATGAAGGCGATCGACGAGGCTCGCCGGGGCATTAAGTGGCCCGCGCCGCATAACGAATAAACGAGGAACACATGAAATTCATGAAAAACACGATCCGCGCGGCGCTCGTCGCGCTTGCCGCGTCCGCAGCAGTTCAGGCAGCTCACGCGGACATCATCATGTACGCGAACAACGAGGCCGGCGGCCTCATTCAACTCTCGGATATGCCGTGCAGCAAGATCACCGGCTATCCCTCGCTGTCGAGCATGAGCGGATACGCCGCTTCGATCATCGATTCTGCTGGTGTTGCGCGCTTCATCGGCTGCTACCACTACGCCGAGCCGAACTTCTACGTCACCTGGAGCAATGGCAGTCAGCGCTTCTACCGCGCTGAAGGAATGACGCTCACGGCCGCCGGCAAGCGACTGCTGAGCCAGTTGAACTCTGGAAGCTGAGGGAGCCATGCAGCGCGAATTAGAGGTTCTCCGTCATGCGATCGGCTCCGACATCTACGGTCGAACACGCAGCGACCGGAACTACTTCATCACCGGACCAGGCTCGACCGATTACACGACGTGCGTCGCACTGGTCCAGCGCGGCCTGATGAACCGCACACCGGGCAATGCGATCACCGGCGGCGGCGATGTCTTCCGCGTGACCGACACGGGCCGACTCTTCGTACGCGAGAACAGCGAGGTCGATCCGAATCGCGACTGGCTGGTGCTCGCACCGTGGAATGAGCCTTGGCAATACGACATGTGGTTCACGATTCGAGCGACCACACGAGGCAAGGCGCGGTATCAGGCGTTTCTATACCTCAGAGAGGTCAACGACATGCCGAAGAGCGATCTGATCCGCATCCGCGTGAAAGCGGTGCCGCGCCCAAAAGCAACCGCCGACGACGCGGCGGACGACGACATGCCGTTTTGACACCCCTGGCCCTGCGCCGGATAACGATTAAAGAGGACAGCATGACTAAATCTCTCGTGCTTCGCACCTGCCGTGCAGACATGACTTCGCAGAACGGATTCGTATGGCCCAACGTCGGCGGGATTGCGGAAGCGCCTGATTGGGAGGCAACGCCCGAATGCGGGAATGGCCTGCACGGATGGCTCTATGGACAAGGCGACCATTCATGCAGCAGCTATCTCGACAGCACAGCGAAATGGCTCGTCGTCGAGGTCGATTCAGACCGCATCGCGATGCTCGGTGGTAAGTGCAAGTTTCCGATGGCAAAGGTTCTTTTCGTCGGAGGCAAGAAGGACGCCACCGATTACCTGCGCGAACATGAGCCGCGCTCTCGTGAGGTTGCGGTGATCGGCGCTCAACTCGTCGTCGGCGATGACGAAGCAGTGACTGTCGGCGCCCTCGGCACGGCAACGGCTGGCGACAGCGGCACGGCAACGGCTGGCGACAGCGGCACGGCAACGGCTGGCGACAGCGGCACGGCAACGGCTGGCGACAGCGGCACGGCAACGGCTGGCTACAGAGGCACGGCAACGGCTGGCAACAGCGGCACGGCAACGGCTGGCTACAGAGGCACGGCAACGGCTGGCGCCCTCGGCACGGCAACGGCTGGCGACAGCGGCACGGCAACGGCTGGCGACAGCGGCACGGCAACGGCTGGCGACAGCGGCACGGCAACGGCTGGCGACAGCGGCACGGCAACGGCTGGCTACAGAGGCACGGCAACGGCTGGCGACAGCGGCACGGCAACGGCTGGCTACAGAGGCACGGCAACGGCTGGCGCCCTCGGCACGGCAACGGCTGGCGACAGAGGCGAAATCAGAATTCGTTATTGGGATTCGAAGGCCGAACGCTATCGCACAGTCATTGGCTACATCGGCGAAGACGGTCTGCTCCCCGGCGTCAAATACCGTCTCGACGACAACCATAAGTTCGTCAAGGCCGAATGATCCGCCACCTTCACGCTTTCCGCGCCCTGCTCGAATCCCTCGAAGCGCTCGGGCTCGCTCGGAAGCCGACGACACAACAGACGCACGCGCTCTGTCAGAGATTCGTGGAGATGGTCGCGGAGCTGATGGGGCAGCGCGTGACGATCTGGATTGGCGAAACACCTATTGCGAGAACACCAAATGAAATTCGGAAGCGTGTGCAGCGGTATTGAAGCGGCGAGCTGCGCCTGGCATCCGCTCGGATGGCAAACGCAGTTCGTCAGCGAGATCGAGCCGTTTCCCTCCGCCGTGCTCGAGAACCACTACCCGACCGTGCCGAACCGCGGCGACATGACCCAATTCAAGGAATGGCCTGATGCAGCTATCGATCTTCTCGTCGGAGGAACTCCCTGCCAAAGCCTCAGCGTCGCCGGACTCCGAAAAGGACTGGCTGACCCGCGTGGCAATCTCATGCTCACCTATCTTGCCATTGCTGCACGATTCGCTCCCCGCTGGCTGGTCTGGGAAAACGTCCCCGGTGTCCTGTCTTCAAACGGCGGACGGGATTTTGGAACCTTGCTCGGAGGGTTGGCAGAACTCGGGTATGGGTTCGCCTACCGCGTTCTTGACGCTCAATTCTTCGGAGTGGCCCAGCGACGCCGCCGTGTGTTCGTTGTCGGACATCTTGGAGACTGGCGACGTGCCGCAGCGGTACTTTTTGAGCGCGAAAGCCTGCTCGGGCATCCTGCGCCGCGCCGGGAATCGCGGCAAGGAGTTGCCCCGACCCTTAGCGCACGCACTAAAGGCGGTGGCGGACTCGGAACCGACTTTGAGTGCGATGGCGGCTTGATTGCGCACTCGCTGCGCGGAGAAGGCTTTGATGCGAGCGAGGACGGAACCGGGCGCGGTACGCCGCTCGTGCCGTGTCAACCATACACGCTCGCGATTCGAGGCCGTGACGATGGGCACGCGCTCGAGTATCGACAGGACGGGACTGCGAACGCGATCCTGACGCCGAACGGCGGTCGTGGCGGCATTGGCGTTGGTGCAGTTGCATTCGACCTTCAGCAGATCACCAGCGCTGAGAACCGGTCGCGCGTCGCACCAGGCCCGACGCCGACGCTGACAAAGGGAAGCGCGCTTCATGCGATCGCCGACACGCTAACGAGCTCGTGGCACAACTCGAACGGCGCGAGCGCCGGGAACAACGCGGGCGTCATCAACCCGGTCTTTCAGGGGTCGGCCGTGCGCCGCCTGACGCCCCGCGAGTGCGAGCGGCTTCAAGGCTTCCCAGACGACTACACGCTGATCAATGTGCGCGGCAAGCCTGCCGCTGACGGACCGCGATATAAGGCGCTCGGCAATAGCATGGCCGTGCCTGTGATGCGCTGGATCGGCGAGCGTATTCAAAAGGTCGATGCGCTCAGCGCGTCTTGACGATTGGACAGACTGTTATTGCGAGAGAACATGGCAACCGTACAAATCCGAGTCGTTCAGTGGGAAGACAAGCCTGACACGATGGGCGCCAAGCTTCGCGGCCTGCGCAGAGATGCGGGCCTGACGCAGACCCAGCTTGCCGAGAAAGTCGGGCTTTCGTGGAAGACGGTTCAGAGCATCGAGCTAAACATCTATTCGCCGTGCTGGAAGAACTTCACGAAGCTCGCGCGGTTCTTCAACGTCTCTCTCGATTGGTTGGCGGAATGAGGTTTTTCACCGGACTCCACCAGCCATCGGACGCGAAGCACTTCGATGCCGCGTTCGTCAGTGTGAATCGGCTGCGGGATCGGAAGTCCGGGTTTGAGGTTGGCGACTGGATCATGGACAGCGGCGCGTTCACCGAGATTTCGCAGCACGGGCATTACCGGCACGAGGTCGGCGACTACGCGGCGCAGATCAAGCGCTGGAGCACGAACGGCAACATGCTAGCCGCTGTCTCGCAGGACTTCATGTGTGAGGCGTGGATCGTCGAGAAGACCGGGCTGAGCGTCGAGATTCACCAGCAGCTCACGATCGAGCGATACGACGCGCTGATGCAGTGCGACGTCGGTGGGGCCTACATCATGCCGGTGCTGCAAGGCTACGACCCGCAGGATTACGTGCGGCACATCGAGATGTACGGAGACCGCCTCGCGCACGGCGCATGGGTCGGAGTTGGATCAGTCTGCAAGCGGAACGGCGATCCGCGCGCGATCGAGAACGTGCTGTTGGCGATTCATGCGAAGCGGCCCGATCTCCGACTGCACGGTTTCGGCCTGAAGTCTACTGCGCTGTCGTCGTGGATCGTGACGGAGCTGCTACATACCGCTGACTCGATGGCATGGAGCTTTCACGCTCGTATCAACGGACGAAACGGTAACGACTGGAAAGAGGCAAAAGCATGGACGGACAAGATAAACAGACGCCCGATGCAATACGGGCTGTTCATGGAGTGAAAATGGAACACGCTGATGCAGTGAAACTCATCAAAGATTACGGCTTCGCCGTGCTGAAGCATCAGAACAACTGGCTTGGCGACGCATACGAGGCGCTGCTTCGCGCCCTTCTCTCCGCGAGCATCGCCGACACAGCGGGGGCGAAGCCGATCTATCAGGTTCAAGACCCATGCGAAGCGACGTGGGAAGACACGGACTGGCTCACGTACAAAAGTACAGATGGCGCTTTCGCCCGCATCGTCTACGCCGCCCCTCCCGTCACTCCGAGCGACAAGCAAGAGGCGGTGGCGCAAGTTGACGAAGGTGACGACGGCCTGTTCGTCGAAATCCTGCATGGCCCGAACGGTTCGCCATTGAAGCGCGGAGACAAGCTCTACGCCGCCCCTCTCGCCCAGTCCGCAGAGCAAGACAGGATTGATGCGGAGCGGTATCGCTTCCTCCGCGACAAGATGCGCTTTTCCTCGCCTCCCGGCGATATTCCGACCATGACGCTGAGCGCTCCGCTCGAAGCGCCGACGCATGACACGCATAAGGATTGGATCAGCGATCGCTT